GATGAGGATTGTACTAATATTGTTCCAGCTCGTTTTAATTTTGTGACAGAGTTCTTTAGCAAGTCAGGAAAAGAGAACTCTTCATGGGGTGTTCTTAATGATATTGAAAATAATGATTTAACTGTATCTTCTAAAGGCAAGGATGGAGCATACAAGATCCGCATTACTGCGTCTGCTTCTTCTAATCCTTTTGTTGGTCAAGATGGAAATCTAGTTGATCGTCCTTCTATTGATGTTAATTTTGCTCATCCTTCGGCAAATGGTTTTAATGAAAAGCAGCGTAACACTTTTAAGTTTGATATGGTAATGGTTAATTATATCGAGCGAGAGGTTGAAGATGGAGATAATTATGGTCAGATCAATGGATATGTATTTAATACATTCCGTCGTGAAGCGACTCCTGTAGTTCTTGTTATTCGCAATCAAAATGGTATGAATTATTTTGAAGGACTTGGTGCGTCAACTGGTAATCCTATCGGTATTCATGTTTGGGGACGAATCGTATCTACAACCATTCGTCACGAGCATCAGATCGAGTCAGCATGGGGAGAGCCTACGATTGAGTATACCACTACAACAACTCGTGAGTGGCTTATTGATGGTTCTTCGCCTGAAACACTTCCGTTTGGTGACGAAAGTTTCATTACAGAAGATGAGCTTATTGAATGCCTTAACAATCATGAGAATATAGTAGCCGCAGCAAAAGAGCGTGCGGAGCAGCGAAATAATAATTCTTCAAAATCTGCTTTTGCAGCAGCTCCTGATCTTCCAGCAACTTCTACTCCGAAGAAAACTTTTGGAAGTAGCGACGATTTTGCATTTTAGTTTAAGATAAAGTGTAAAATAGAAAGGAGTTTGTATGGCTATTGATATTTTTAACATCCAGCCACATGAAGTTTCAAGAGACCTGTGCGGATATACGGTTCTTCTGTACGGTCAACCGAAAACGGGAAAGACTACTATTGCGTCTAAATTTCCGGATGCTCTATTGTGTGCCTTTGAAACCGGCTATTTAGCGATACCAGGGGTTCGTGCCCAGCCCGTTAATCGCTGGTCTGAATTTAAACAAATTCTCAAACAGTTAGATTCTGAACAGGGGCATGCCACCTTTAAAAATATCATTGTGGACACTGTAGACATCGCATACGATCTCTGTGAAAAATATATTTGTTCATCCAATGGTGTTACTTCCGTAGGAGATCTTGCTTATGGCAAAGGGTACAATCTTGCGAAGAAGGAATTTGATGAAGCCCTTCGGAAAATTCCTCAAATGGGATATGGTCTAGTGATGATCAGCCACGCGCAAGATAAAACTTTTAAGGATGAGAATGGAGAAGAGTACAACCAGATAGTTCCAACTCTGGCAAATCAGCCAAGACTTGTTGTTGATAGGATGAGTGATATTATTCTTTACGCGCATCCAACAGAGGATGAAGAAGGTAATACTCATACAATCGGTTATATGCGTGGGACTCCTAGATTTGTAGCAGGTTCTAGATTTAAATATACTCCTGATTGGATTGAATTTAATTATCAAAATCTAGTAGATGCTATCGGCGATGCTATTGATAAACAAGCCGAAGAAACAGATGGAAAATATGTAACATCAAAACCAACTACTGCGCACATAGTAGACAAAGGCCCTGATTTTGATGAGTTAATGAGTCAATTCAAAACTCTTGTTGGTAAAATTCAAGAAGTAACAGGTTCTGCTTTTGCTTTGAACTGGGCTCCTCGGATTACGGAAATCATTGAACGTCATCTTGGTAAGGGTAAAAAGGTAAATGATATGTCTCGTGATCAAGTTGAACAGCTTGTTCTTATCGTTGATGATTTAACAGAAGCAGTTGGCAATGGACTATAATGATATTACTCGTCCCTCACATTATTGTGAGGGGCGTTCTTTTGAACCAATAGAAGTAATTAATGATTGGAATTTAGATTTTGATTTAGGGAATGTTGTAAAATATATATCTAGAGCTGGCCGCAAAGATAGTAAACTTAAAGATTTGAAGAAAGCATTATTTTATTTAAATCATGCGGTTAAAAAAGAATCAAAAAAAGTTACAGTCGCAGAAGATGCGGCTTTTGGAAAGAAAACTATGCAAAAGATTAAAGAAGAACTTAAAAATAGTGGTCATTACGATAGTTATCAATGCGGGCCTAAAGATATATCTTCTGTTGAAAGTGACTATTGGCATGATAACTAATTATAGAATGAATATTAGCGGCGAATTAGCTCAAGCTAAATATTGTAAATCATTAGAAGAACTTGAAGATTTTTGTAAAGAACATAATTTCTATTGCAATAGAGCTGCTACTTATCCAAACGATTTTCCAACTGTAGAAGGTTACATGGACGATGGAGATGTAGAAATATCTTTTAGAGTTGAATCAAGATATTAATGTATAAGTGGCGTTTACAGAACTCCCGTAGTTGAGCCAGGCCTGGGTTAGGGACTGTGAACATGTATTAGTAAGGAGGGGACTAATATGATACAAGATGTTTTAAAAAAATTTCCTACTGAATATTCTAAAGATTTTAAAAATAAAATTAAAGACATCCTTATAGATTATGGCTTTGAAGAAGTTAATTTTATTGAAAAAGATGATTGGTCTATTACTATTGTTGCTTCATGTGAATATAATAATATAGGAAAAATTGTTTTATATATTAATTCATAGGAGAAAAATGTATACTTATAGAGGACTTATTACTAATGTAGTTGATGGAGATACCTATGATGTAGATATAGATTTAGGTTTCCATATTCATATACATGAAAGAATTAGAATATTAGATTTGGATACTCCTGAATGTAAAGGAGAAGAAAAAGAACTTGGATTGATTTGTAAAAGATATGCGGAAAAAGAATTTTTAAATCAAAACGTTATAATCAAATCTCACCAAGAAATCCAAGAGCCAAAGACAGATAGTTTTGGTAGATGGTTATGTCGTGTATGGCGAGACGATAATAAACATGGTATTGAAGATACTTTTACTTATCTTGGATGCAATAAGAAAAAACATTATTCAGAAGAAAATGTGCGGAAAATCGAACTTTAATAAACCAGTCCTTCGGGGCTGGTTTTTTTATATCTTGACATTCTTTCCAAGATATGATATAATATTTATAAAAGAAAAATATATTTTAAATGAAAGAAGGGTAAATGGCACCACCTGTAAAATGTTTATATTGCGGGCAACAGTTTGATAGAGATGAAGTTGAATATGTATCGCCGCAATATCGTCGTTATGCGCATAAAGAATGCGCTGAGTATGCAGATAAAATTCATGCTGCGGCGCAAGAGAAATTAGGTAAATATTATATCAAGGGTAAAGTCAATAAAGATATTCAAAAGTTTTGTCTTGAAGATGGTTTTGATATGAGGAATCTTTGGGGAGCTGTTCATTATTGGTTCTATATAAAAAATATTGATAAGGAAATAGATGCTTCTAGATCTGGTGGAGGAATAGGAATCATTCCTTGGATTAAACAAGAATATTTTGAACACGAAGCTGCGCAAAGAAGAAATAAACAACTTAATGTTGGAAAGCATATTAAAGATTTTGTAAATCAAGATACAAGAGAAGTAGATTTTGATTTACCTCCAATTAGAAAACCTAGAGGTATGAATTTTTTTAATTTAAAATAAGGAGGTAGGATTGAACGAAAATAGATATGTTGATTCTGAATCATGTGTACAATTAATTGGATGTGTCTTACGAGATCAATCTCTCCTTGATAGCGATGGCGTGTATTTTTATACAGAAGATGATTTTGTATCAGAGTTTCATAAAGTTGTATTTGGCGCAATATATAATCTCTATATAATGGGTACTCAAGATATTCAAATTAAAAATATAGTTAGTTATCTTGAAGATAGACCAGAGAGTAAAGCTATATTTAATCAAAGTAATGGTGTAAAATGGTTAAATGAAGTATTAGATTCCGCAGATGTAGTTAATTTTGATTATTATTATAATAGAGTTAAAAAGATGACTTTATTAAGAGGATATGTTAAAGTAGGATTAGATGTATCTTGGCTCTTGGATATGGATAATATAACTGATTTTGAAAAGAGACAACAACAGTTTAATTATTTTGATAGTCTAACTCTTGAAGAGGTTGCGGAAAAAATAGAGAATAGAATTTTAGATATACGCTCTAGGTATGTAGATAATTCTGTTGATGATGGTGTTCTTTTAAGTGATGGGATGGCAGACTTAATTCACAGTTTAGAGAGAAGGCCCGATGTAGGTTATCCGATGTATGGCAATCTTGTGAATAGTATTACTCGCGGGATGAGATTAGGAAAATTTTACATCCGGTCAGCTGCAACTGGAGTTGGCAAGTCAAGGACTATGATGGCAGACTTCTGTAATGCCGCTTGTCCAAAAATTTGGAGAGATGGGGAATGGAGAGATAATGGTCCCGCTATGCCAAGTATGTTTATTAGTACAGAGCTGGAAATAGATGAATTACAAACTTTGGCAATAGCTTTTCTTGCAGATGTTAATGAATCAAATATTTTAAATAATTCATTGGGTTTTGCTGAACGAGAGCGAGTAGTTGAAGCAATTCAAATTTTTCAAGAAAGTCCCGCATATATTTATGTTGTTCCAGACTTTGGAATAAAAGATATTGAAAATTTAATTAAACGAAATATTAGGACAAGAAAAGTACGTTTTATATTTTATGATTATTTACATTCTTCTATGAAAATAATTAGTGATATTGCTAGAGCATCTAGTGGTATGAAGTTGCGAGAAGATTTAATTCTTTTTTTATTATCTGTTAAACTAAAAGAAATTGCAACAACATTTGGCGTATTTATCATGACGGCGACACAATTGAATCAGGCTTGGAAAACAGACGATATACCGGATCAGAATTTACTTCGCGGATCCAAAGCCATAGCCGATAAAGTGGACGTGGGAATGATTTTATTAGATGTCACTAAAGATGATTTAGAGCGTCTTGACAATGTATTAAATGAACAGAATCAGCGAGTTCCAAACGTTAAAATGTCTATATATAAAAATCGTAGAGGAGAATATTCAAATTGTTTTCTCTGGATGTATGCGGATAAAGCCACCGCAAGATTTGATGGATTATTTTTAACAGATTATAGTTATGAATTAATAGAAATCAATGAATTAAATATTCATACACATGTATAGAAAGGAGGACAGGAGTGGCAACATATGATAAAGAGTCAGTGAAAGATAGAATTGAAATTGAAGATGTATATAATTTATTAGATTTTTTTGGAGCAGAGCCGCAAATGTTCTCTGACTATATAACATCTAAAACAATTTGTCATGGTGGCGATTCACATAAACTTTATTATTATGACAATACAAAATTGTTTAGATGTTTTACTGGAAGTTGCGGAAGCTTTGATATCTTTGAATTAGTTCAAAAAGTAGAAGATATAGAAGATTTAAATAAAGCAATCTTTTTTGTAGTTAATTTTTTTAATCTTCAAAGTGAAATAGATAATTTAGATTATAACGATACTTCTGAAGATTGGAAAATTTTTAATAGATATAATAAAATAAATGAAGTATCTATTAATAAAGATAAAGTATCTTTACCAGAATTAGATAATTTAATTCAATATTATCCTTCTGTTAGATTTCCTTCTTGGGAAAAAGAATATATCCCAAAAGAAATAATGGATTATGTTGGAATTAAATATGATCCAGTAAACGCGGCTATACTAATTCCGCACAGAGATATTGACAATAGATTAATCGGTATCAGACAAAGAACTTTAATCCAAGAGCAAGAACAATTTGGTAAATATAGACCAGCTAAAATTAATGGAAAATTATGTAATCATCCTTTATCATTTAATTTATATGGCTTAAATATATCTAAAGATAATATTAGACGTGCGGGTGTTGCTATAGTATTAGAATCAGAGAAGGCCGCACTTCAAGCTATGAATTATTTAGGAGTAGATGGAACTATAGCAGTAGGAATGTGCGGAAGTAACTTATCAAAATATCAATTTCAGTTGCTATTGGATTGCGGAGCTAAAGAAATTTGCATTGGATTAGATCGAGATTTTAAAGAATCTGGTGATGAAGATTATTATGATGTAATTAAAAAATTAGAAAAGTTATATCAGAAATATTCTACATATGCAAATATTAGTTTTCTTTTTGATAAAGATAATTTATTAGGATACAAACAAAGCCCAACTGATTGCGGGAAAGAAGCCTTTTTTTATTTATGGAGGAATAGAGTGGTATTATAAGGAGAATATTTTGAGACGAATAGCTGTAACTGGTGGACGTAATTTTATGAATTTTTTAATAATTAGGAAAGCCTTTCAAGAAATTAATCTAAACGAAAATGACACCATTGTTCATGGCGGCTGTTCAGGATGTGACCAATTATGTGCAGAAGTTGCAAAAGAATTTAAAGCTAAAACAGAGGAATATCCTGCTGATTGGAATAAATATGGTAAAGCCGCAGGTCCTATTAGAAATGAAAAAATGTTAAAAAGCAATATAGATATGCTTTTAGTTTTTCAAGGTGGAAAAGGAACAAAAAATTGTGTTAAAAAAGCAGAAGAATTACAAATTAAGATTAAAAGATTTGACTAATAAACATAAAAGATATCTAACGTAGAGTGGTATTATAATGGATAAAAAAATTTTAGATTATAGACTTCTACATCATAGGTGTAAATATTGTAAATATTTAACTTACGTTTATAATCCATGCGGATGTGGTTATACGAAATGTATTTTAAAAGATAAAGTAATTTTTTATTCCTTTCGGAATATAAGAGGAATGTTCTGTGATTGGTATGATATTGATGAGAATAAATAGTGAAGAAAAAAGAATAAGAGAAAGTTATCATCTCCAATCTGGAAGGCTCATGGATCATTTTATGGAGGAATTTTTTGCTATTCAAGAATTAGAGGAAGAGCTATACGAAGAAAGAAAAGAATTTGGTAATTGTCTAAAAGAAGGGTTTTGCGGCCGTTCAGATTGGGATAAATGTAATGATAAAGAATGTGGAATGCATATATTAATGAACTAAAGGAGTTAGTAATAGATGAAATATAAATTATATGATGAGAATATTCAAGTTAATAGTGTAGATGATATTCTTAAAAGCAGAGGAATTGACGATGTAGAAAGATGGAAAAATGCTGGTTGGAACGAAATTAATTCACCTTTTGCTTTTGGAAAAGAAAAAATGGAAAAAGCTGTAGACTTTTTAAGAGACGTTTTTAGTTGGCAACCAAGAGAATGGAATAATGATAGACCTTCTGGACAAAAGATTTGTGTGGTTGTCGATTCAGACGTGGATGGTATGACGTCAGCAGCTCTTATTATTAACTATTTATCGGCATTAATGGAATATCATGCTTATACAGATCCACGTGTTAATATAGAATATATTTTACATTCTGGAAAGCAGCATGGACTTCAAGATGTGTACGACAAAATTTCAGATGATATAGATTTAGTTATCGTGCCCGACGCGGCTACAAACGATATAGAAGAGGTTAAAAAATTATCTGAACGTGGAATTAGAGTTCTAATTATGGATCACCATCATAGCGATGAATGGTATGAAGATGACAATGTTGTAATTATTAATAATCAAATTTGTGATTATCCTAATAAAGACTTGTCAGGAGTTGGAGTTACTTGGCAAGTTTGTCGAGCGTATGATGAAATTGTGGGACTGGATGTTGCTAATGATTTTCTTGATTTAGCTGCGGTGGGGTTATGCGGAGATATGATGAATTATACATCTATGGAAACCCATGCGATTGTTAGATTTGGTCTTGAAATTCAAACTTTAAAGAATCCTTTTTTATTTTATATGGCAGAAAAGAATAAATTTTTAATTGATAAAAAAGGTGGGCTTAATTATACTTCTGTTGCTTGGTACATAGTTCCATTAATTAATGCTGTTATTCGCTCTGGAACTATGGAAGAGAAAGATTTAATTTTTAAATCTATGCTTCCAATATATGCTTTTGAAAGAATTGAATCTGGTAAAAGAGGACACAAAGGTGAGTTAGTTCCAAGAGTAGAAGAAGCTGTAAGAATTGCGGGCAACGTTAAAGCTCGACAAACTAAGTTACAAGATAATACTATGGCAGTGCTAGAGAAAAAAATTCAAAACGACAATATGCTAGAGAATAGTGTTTTAATTTTTGAATGTGAGCCTGACGAAGTTGAAAAGAATATTGCGGGGTTGGTTGCTAATAAGCTTATGGCTAAATATCAACGTCCAGTATTTGTTCTAATAAAAAGTAAAACAAAAGATGATAAGGAAGTTTTTTATCGAGGCTCCGCAAGAAACTATGGATTATCTGAAATAGAAGACCTGCGGAAAATATGTAGTGACAGCCAGTATTTTGAATATTGCCAGGGCCATGGAAATGCTTTCGGAGCTTCCATTCCTGAATCTAAAATACAGGATTTTAAAAATTGGTTTAACGAACAATATAAAAATTCTTCTAGAGAACCTATCTATTGGGTTGATTTCATTTGGGAAATAAAAGACGTTGATCCAGATATTATTTTAAAGATTGCAAATTCTATAGATTACTGGGGTCAAAATATTTCTGAACCATTAATTTGTTTAAAAGATATTCCACTATCATTTTGTCAAGTTCAATTACTGTCGCCAGATAAACATCCAACTATTAAAATCCATTTAGATAATGGTGTTGATATTATGAAGTTTGGATCGAGTGAAGAAGAATATATGTCTATGTTAGAAGATAATGCTTTGATTACTTTAATAGGTAAGTGCAATAAAAATGAATGGATGGGGAGAGTAAGCGCTCAAATTATGATAGAAGATTTTGAATTAAGACATGAATGGGTTTTTTAAAACGTTCTGACTTTTAGGAGTAATATGCTTATTAATTGGTATGAAGAAGATTATTATAGATATAGAGTAGATGTAGAAGAATCAGAGATACTTTCTAATGATAAATCTATACAAGGATATGTCTTTAGTAATATTTTTAATAAAAAATTTAATTATCATGATTTAGAAGAAAGAAAAATAATTATTCATGCTTTATCTCAAATACCAATATCTTTAGTTAAATACTCAACTTTTAAAGATTTTGATAAAGATGATATAGAATTATCTAAATCAAATAAGACGTTAAAAATATCTAAACATTTTAATAATCAAGGCTTAGAACCAACATTACCACATTATACTCATGGTCATTATAATTTAATTTATAATTTTGATACTAATAAATACAGTTTTAATATTTTATATTCAGAAGGACTTGGAATTAAAGAGGATGCTTATTGTAATATTCATGCGGTAGGATTTGATACAGAAAAAGAACTGTTTGATTTTGTTAAAAAAGCTAGAAGCTTTGGTATTGATAAGTTTCTTTTAGAAAAAGAAGAGAAAAAAAATCAAAAACATAAATACGTGGCAGATAGAGAAAGAATAAAACAGGATATTTTATTATCTATGCCTTAACCTCGAGAGTTGTCAACTTGACAGCTCTTTTTTTATATGGTATAATATTTATAGAAAGTAAAAATATTATAAAGAAAAAAGGAGTAAAGTTGAAAATAGAAAAACCATATGAGTCAACCAATAGAAACTATGATTTAAATCAAATTCTATCTTTTTATGATCAAAATAGATTGAATTTTGATTTAAGCTGTCAAAGAGGTTTAGTTTGGACTTCTGATCAGCAACAAACTTTAATTGACACTCTTGTAAATGGAGAGGTAATTCCTGAAATAATGGTTAATTATGAAAGAAGCATTTTTTCTGTTATAGATGGAAAACAACGTTTAATGACTATAATTAATTTTATAAAAGGGGACTTACTATGGCGTAAATGTAGGGCAAAAGAAAAATTTTATTCTTTATTTGGTTCTCAAACCAATATTTCTTTTTCTGATTTACCAAAATCTTTTCAAGATGATATTCTTCAAGAAGAAATTAACTTTAAGGTTTTTACTTCTATGACAGACAGAGGCATTCAAACACTTTTCTATAAATTAAATAATGGGAAACCATTAGGGCCATTTCAAAAAGAAATTGCAAAAAATGGATTATTAAGAGTATATTTTTCAAAAACTTTATTAAATCATCCTGCAATTGATTTATTATATTCAGAAAAAAAACAAAACAACGATATCGCCGAAGAACATTTAATTAATTGTTTAGGTTTAATGTTAGCTATGGATTATAAACATGAAATTACACCTATTTCATTGTTACCAAAAGATCTTTTAAAAGGAAATGATTTAGCTTACATTAAAAATCCAAATAATTTAAGTGATGATGAATTAATTAGATGGCGAAATACTTTAAGTAAGAAGTCAAGACAAATTGCTAATATATTAGATTATTTCGTAGATGCTGAAGGAACTTTTTCTGAAGTTACAAGTAGACATCAACTTGTTTTTACAATTGTTTATAGCTATTTTTACGATTTAGATATTGAACAAACATTAGATTTTTATGACTGGATTTCAACTATTAAAACTTTAGATGTTGTTAGTAGTTCAAATTATGCAGCAGTAAATGTCGAACGTTGGTTTAATTATATTAATGACAAATATTTTAAAAATTAAAAAGGAGTGATGGATATTGGGCAGATTTGAATGTCATTCACATAGTATGTATTCAAACATTCGTCTCCTTGATTGTATTAATAAACCGAAAGACTTGATAGACCGTGCTCTTGAAATTGGACTCGCTGGTTTATGTATTACAGATCACGAAAGTTTAGGTGGACACGTCCAGTTTGATAAACTTCGCGATTATGCGAAAGAAAAAAATAAGTCATTTAAAATAGGTCTTGGTAACGAAATATATTTAACAAGCACTAGAGATAAAAATCAGCCTTATTATCATTTTATTTTAATTGCTAAAGATAGCATCGGTCATAAAATGTTGAGAGAATTATCTTCAAACTCATGGATAAATTCATTTTATGATAGGGGAATGGAGCGTGTTCCTACTTTAAAATCTGAATTGGAAAATATCGTTAAAAAATACGGTAAAGGTCATTTAATTGCTAGTTCTGCTTGTCTAGGTAGTGAAACAGACCAAATGATTCTTCAAATGGTAAAATGTGAAACCGTAGGAGATATAGATGGCAAAAGAGAAGCGTATAATAAAATTATTGAATTAATAACTTTTTGCAAAGATTTGTTTGAAAATGATTTTTATTTAGAGGTTCAACCAGCCCAAAGTAAAGACCAGCTTACGGTAAACAATAAAATGCCCGCACTTGCTAAATATTTTAATATTAAAATGATAGTGACTACAGACGCACATTATCTTAAAGCAAGTGATAGATATGTTCACAAAGCTTATTTAAATTCTAAACAAGGTGATAGAGAAACTGATGCGTTTTATTCTGCGGCTTATTTGCAAACAACCGAAGAAGTAAAACAAAATTTACAAGGAACTCCTTTGGATTATGATGAACTTGAAGCAAATACTTTAGAAATTTATAATAAAATAGAAGAATATAGTTTATTTCATAAACAGCAAGTTCCAGAAGTAGAAGTTCCTATTTATCCCATATCGGAAAAAAATCATCATTTTTTTGATGAAAATAAATATCCTACTCTTGATTACTTAATGCATTCACAAAATCCCCAAGAAAGATATTGGATTAATTGTTGTATAAATGCTTTAAATGAAAAAAAATTGTTTAACGACATTTATCTTACAAGATTGGAAGAAGAAGCAGATGTTCAGAAATACATTGGAGAGAAACTTGAAACTTGTATGTTTGCTTACCCAATCTTTCTTCAACACTATATTGATATGTTTTGGGAAACTGGATCTACGGTTGGCGCAGGAAGAGGAAGTGCTTGTTCTGGATTAAATCATTTTCTTCTAGGAATAACGCAGCTAGATCCTATAAAATATGACTTACCATATTGGCGTTATAGTAATAAGGACAGGCTCGAATTAGGAGATATCGATATAGATATATGCCCATCTAAAAGGGAGAAGATCTTTGATAAAATTAGAAAAGAGCGTGGACAATTAGGATGCGTACAAGTTTGTACATATGGCACAGAAACAACACGTTCTGCTATCGCGACAGCTTGCCGAGGTTATCGTAGTTTAGATTATCCAGACGGAATCGACGTAGATACGGCTCAATATATGACTTCTTTAGCTCCAAGCGAGAGAGGTTTTGTTTGGCCTGTACATGATTTAGTTTATGGAAATGAAGAAAAAGATAGGAAGCCTGTTAAAAACTTTATTGCAGAAGTTAATAAATATCCTGGTTTACTGGATATTATTGTTGGAATTGAAGGACTAATAAATCATCGTGGCATTCATGCCTCGGGCGTTAATTTTTATCCAGAAGGAGATCCATATCAAACAGCCTGTTTTATGAAAGCCACATCTGGAGCTATTGTTACTCAATATTCTCTCCACGATTGCGAATATTGCGGAGATACAAAATTTGATTTTCTCGTTACAGAGATACAAGATGTTATCGTCCAATGTCTAAATATGCTACAAGAACATGGAGAAATAAAACAAGGATTAACTCTTCGACAAATGTATGACCAGTATATCCATCCAGAAGTTCTTCCAATAGAAGATGACAAAATATGGAATGCTTTAATTACAGGAAATGTCCAGAAATGTTTTCAGTTTGACAGTATGGTGGGAAGTCAAACAGTCAGGACGTTAAAACCTTCAACCCCACGTGAAATGGCAAACTGTAATTCTGTAATGCGATTAATGGCTACAGAAAAAAGTGGTGAAACTCCCACTGAACGATATAAAAAGATGAAAGATAATATTAATCAATGGTATGCTGAAATGGATAAATATCATATTCGCAAAGAAGATCAAACCATCTTAAAAAAATATTATCTTCCAACATACGCCACACCTGGACAACAGGAAGATATGATGATGATTCTAATGGATCCGCATATTTGTAATTTTACACTGGCTGAAGCAAATGATGCTAGAAAGATAGTAGCAAAGAAACAAATGAACAGGATCGACGAGTTACATGAACGTGTTGTAAAAAAAGCAACTTCTGTCCAATTAGGAGAATATGTTTGGAACACGGCTGTTTTACCACAAGCTGGATATTCTTTTAGTTTAATTCATTCTCTTGCTTATTCATTCGTCGGGCTTCAAACAGTATATTTGGCCACATATTTTAATCCTGTTTATTGGAATACTGCTTGTTTAAGAGTAGATGCTGGACTTGAAGAAGAAGCTTCTACAAATTACAGTAAAATTGCAAAAGCTGTAGGCAATATTATTCATCGTGGTATTCCTATGTCTTTAATCAATATTAACAAATCTGGATATATGTTTGAACCAGATTTAGAATCAGGAAGTATTCTTTATGGTTTAAAAGGGTTAGCAAATGTAAACGGAGATACAATCCAAGAGATAGAACAAAATAGACCGTACACAGGACTTGCTAATTTTCAAGAAAAAGTTAAAGCAAATAAGCGAGTAATGATTTCTTTGATTAAATCTGGCGCTTTTAATGAATTTAATGATAGAGAATCTATTATGCGGGAATATATTTGGACGCAATGCGAGCCAAAGAAGAGGATTACTCTACAGAATTTTAATGGATTAATGGAAAGAAATTTAATTCCTAAAGAATTAGATTGGGAGAAAAGACTCTTTGTATTTAATAAAGCATTGCGGAAAAACTGCAAAGTTACAGATTACTACATTATTCAAGATAACTATTATGATTTTTATGAGCAATTCTTTGATATTGATTTATTAGAACCATGCGGAGATACGGTAGGAATTCCGCAAAAGACATGGCAAAAACTTTATACAAAAGGTATGGATAAAGCTCGCGCATATTTTAAAGAACATCAGCAAGAATTATTAAATCAATTAAATGGTACATTATTTGATGAAATGTATTCTAAGTATGCTCTTGGAAGTTTGGCAGATTGGGAAATGGATAGTCTTGGTTTTTATTATCATGAACATCCTCTTGCACATGTAAATAAAATCCAATATAATATTAAAGAATATGATGAACTGCCTTCTGAACCAGAAATCGCAAGGACTTTTAAAAGAGGTAATTCTATTTTTAATACATTTAAAACTTGTAGAATTATTGGAACAGTAATCGCTAAAGATGATGCTAAATCTTGCATCAGTATTCTTACTCCAAAATCAGGCGTTGTTACAGTTAAAATGGGCAGAGATTTTTATGCAAGACTTAATAGGCAAATTAGTGAAATGCAAAATGACGGCAAAAAGAAAGTAATGGAAAAATCTTGGTTCACTCGGGGAACTCTCGTAATGTTGAATGGTTTTAAAAGGTCTGGTATGTTTTTCACTAAAAGTTATCGCAATGAAAGTAGCCATCAATTTTATAAAATTACTCAAGTTAATGATGATGGTACAATAGAAACAGAGTGGAGAAGATATGGTGAAGAAGATTAAAAAAGTGTATTATTGAATTTATGACAACCCCTTTGATCCATCACCTCCTATAGATAGTCCTAATTGGTATGTTGATTCAGTTACATGCTCAGAGTGCGGCTTTCCGTTTCATACGATAAGCTGTCATGTTGTGGGACACGATGTAAAATATTGCCCTGGATGTGGTGGATATATAGATGGAGTTAAAAATCCAAAACCTTCTATCTATTAGATTATAAAGGCTACCTTTTTATAGGTAGTCTTTTTTTATTTGACAAAAAACAAAAAATATGTTATAATATAAATAAACGAGAGAAAGGATATTAATGGAATGTTGGTGGATAGGTAATGATTCTAAACCTCAATGGGTGCAAGATTTAATAGATAGAAAATTATTAAAACATCATCCAACTCATATTGTTGATTGCTACACTTTAAAACAAACTTTACAAACAACCGCTCCAACTTATTTATATGAAGGTGATGGTTTGTGTTATTGTGATAATAAAATAGGTGTTATTTATAATTTATATAAAAATTTTGAAGAAGTGAAAAGGAGTGTTCCAGTGATAAAATATTATTGTGATATGTGTGAAGAAGAAGTATTTGATAAAGATGATATGTATGAAATGAAACTCTCTAAAAAGGATGATGATTATGGTACTACTTCTGTTTTAATAAGAAAAGACATATGTGAAAATTGTTTTAACAAAATTGTAGATTTTATTAAAGAGAAAAATAAACATTAAAGAAATAAGGAGTATTATTGTGGTAGTGACAAAATACTATTGTGACAGATGCGGAAAAGAAGTTTATAATAATCTTTATGATATATGGTACACTTCAAAACGTTGTTGTTTTCAACATATAGATAAAAAAGAAGTCTGTAGAGAATGTTATAATGAAATTATAGACTTTATGAAAAGAAAAAATAAAGATTAAAAAATCATAGGGCAGAAAAGAATTAATACTATATATAGAATTTATAAATAATAATAGAGATAAAAATACAAGATATAGTATAGGAGGTTTTATGGTAACATTGATTGGTACAGGATGCCCTCGTTGTAAAATTTTAGAATCAAAATTGAAAAATAAAAATATAGATTTTATTGATTCAGACAATATAGATGAAGCCATTGAGCAAGGTTTTATGTCTGCTCCTGTTCTTAAAGTTGACGATGAATATATGGATTTTGGTGCAGCAGTAAAGTGGGTGAACAATCAATAATGGCTAAAATTACGATTAAACTTACTAAAAATTTTCAGACGCAATTAAATCGTCTTAATGAAAAATATGGTGAAGATTTTGCAAAATTAAATGGTTTAAGTGAAAGTGATTTAGATTTTACAAATTTTATTGATAACTTTGTTGATAAGGATACTGTAGCAGATGCTTCCGTAGATGGTAATGCAAATGTTGGTCAAAAAGATATCGCAACTATGATTAATGAGATGCCTAAAGCGCATCAAAAATTATTAGCTTTTAATAAATTATATTATGAAATGCAAAAGAAATATGGTTTTAAAGAAGCAAATAAATGGTTAGAACTTGAATGGACAAAAGCACTTGGCATGCATGACGCACATTCTTCTACAGAGATTAGCTATTGTTTTGCTTATGATTTAAAGGATTTAGCTGAAAAAGGTTTGTATTTTATTGAAAATTTTAATGCTCAACCTCCGCAACATTTGGCAACGTTTGTTGATTTTGTTAAAGAACATTGTTCTTACGCATCTAATCGAACTGCGGGCGCAGTTGCTTATCCAAATTTGATTCCTTACTTCTATTACTTTTGGAAGAAAGATATAAAAAATCACTACATGGGGATTACAGAAGAATATGCAGAAGATTTTGCAAAACAACAAATTCAAAGATTAATATATTCATTAAATCAACCATTCCTCCGCAACTCAATTCAAAGTGCTTTTACGAATACAAATATTTTTGACCATCCATATTTTGAAGCTATTTTTGGCGGAGCTGTTTTCCCAGATGGCTCCTTTATGATAGATAGCGAAGAAGAAATTATAGAATTTCAAAAAATCTTCTTAACAGAAATGAGTGATATTAGAAGTCAAAACATGATGACGTTCCCCGTGAATACAATTTCACTTCTTACTGACTCTAATGGAAAATTTATAGATGAAGAATTCGCAAAGTGGGCTTGTGAGCATAATAGAAAATGGAATGATAGTAATTGGTTTGTTGACGATAATGTAACTTCTCTATCTTCTTGTTGTAGACTTCGTAATGACATTCAAGAGCTTGGTTATACCAATAGTATTGGCGGAGCAGCTCTTAAAGTTGGAAGTGTAAAAGTTTCTACAATTAATCTTGCTAGAATTGCTTATCAAAGTAAAAACGAACAAGAATATTTAGCATTGCTACGAGATACTGTTGAGACTAATTGTAAGATTCTCGATGTTCAAAGACATATTATTCAAAGAAATATTGAGAAAGGTTTACTCCACAATTTTGATTCTAAAATGATTGAAATGAAATACCTTTATAGTTCACATGGAATTTTAGGTTGCTATGAAACAATGAAGTATTTTGGTTATACTTATGAAGATGAATTAGGTAATACCTACTATAAAGATGAAGCATATGATTTTGGAAGAAAAATCTTTAAGATTATTCATGCTGTAAAAGATGCCTTCCTCGCAGATAAAGATTATCATATGAATCTTGAAGCAATTCCTGGAGAAACAATGGCAGCTCGTTTCCAAAAAGCGGATGAGATGCTTTACCCAGATCAAGTAGTTAAAGATCTCCCTCTATATGCAAATCAATGGATTGGTCTTGGAATTAAAACAACCATCCAAGAGAGAGTGAAAATAGCAGCAGCATTTAGTGAATATTGTTCAGGTGGAGATATTTTGCACATAAACGTCGATGCGCCATTTGACTCCTTCGATAAAGCATGGAAAATGTTAAATTATGTTGCGCAATCTGGTGTAAAATATTTTGCTTTTACTGGTAAAATTAATGCTTGTGAGAATAATCATGGTTTCTATGGAGATATATGTCCTATATGTGGCAAACCTGTAAAAACTCAATATGCCAGGATCGTTGGCTTCTTTGTTCCCATCCAGACTTGGAGTCAAACCAGAAAACAAGAATTTGCTATGAGAGAATGGATGCCGTTAAATAAAAAAGGAGAGCTCGCTTAAATGAAAATTAAAGGAATTATAGATGAAGATTTTGTTAATTATAAAAAGCCTTCAATGACAATAGAATTTCCATATTGCGATTTTAAATGTGGAAAAGAATTTTGTCAGAATAGTCCTTTAGTAAAAGCTCCAACATATGATATTCCAATAGACAAGATAATTAAAAGATATATGAATAATAATATTACTTCTGCGATCGTTGCTCAGGGCATGGAACCGCTCGATTCCGCAGAAGATTTGTTAGAATTTATTAAAGAATTTAGAAAAGTTAGTGATGATGATATTGTAATTTTTACTGGTTATAATGAAGATGAAATTTTTATGACTGTTAATATGTTACAAGAATTTTATAAAAATATCATAATTAAGTTTGGTAGATATATTCCTAACCAAGCTCCGCACTATGATAAAGTATTAGGTGTAAATCTTGCTAGTAATAATCAATATGCAGAAAGGATTTGTTAAATGAAAACAAAATATGACGATACTTCTGGGAGGATTTTAGCAATAATTCTTGTAATTGGTTTTATTGTAGGAATACTCGGGATTAGTTTCCTTATTACTTCTTTTGTCTATTGGTTATTTACAGTTGTTATGAGCTATTTTTTCTTTGTGTCAATACCTTTTACTTGGAATTATGCTTTAGGTGTTTGGCTTATAGTTCAACTAATTAATGTTATATTTGGCGGGATACATTTCTCTGTTTCTGAATAAAAAAAAGGGGTAGCTGAAAAGCTACCCTATTTTTTTTATTGACAAAATTTTTATTATATGATATAATATTATTATAAACAATAAAGGTTAGGAGATATATATGGAAGATAAACAAGTACAGACTGGAATAAGTTTATATGAGTTAAACAAAATGGCTATGCGGCAGCTACCTCCGCAAAACAAAAATAAATTAAAGAAATCACTTAAATCAATTGGAGGATGGTTTAGTGTACCACCAACAGATAAACAATGGTTTATGCTTTTGTGTAGAGAAAAAGCTGATTATACCATTTTTCACTTTGTAGATTTTAATTATAAAAAAGGTATCCAAGAGCTAGAGGAATGTATAAAAGATAGAGGGCAACTTTTTGCGATAGATTATATTCACGAGGAAAATGCATATGAGATTTGGATACGAGATCCTGAAACAAAAGATGTTAGTATGTATATGCTTTTCAATTGCCCGCAAATGATTATAGAGGCGTAAATGACTAAACGGAAATTAACTATTTTAGAAAAAGTTAAAGGAGATAAATCTTCTTACTATACTTGTGAATGCGCCTGTGGTAATATTGTAATGCTCACAGAAGAAGAAATTATTGGAGAAGGGTGCGGGGCTGCTTGTCTTTCTTCCCGAGGAGAATTATGCGTCGCAGATGTATTTAATGATTTAAATATTAAATATCAAGTTCAAAAAAAATTTGATGATTTTGATTTAAGATTTGATTTCTTCTTGCCAGATTATAATATTGCAATAGAATGTGATGGTGCGCAACATTTTAGATCTCTTAATAATGAATGGGATTCTAAATTTAAATTACAGGAAACTAGAGATAGAGATATTAGAAAACAAGAGTATTGTAAAAAGAAAGGAATTAAATTATTTCAAATTCCTTTTTGGGATTATGCTAGATTAAATAGAGAATATTTAAAATCAGAAATAGAGAAAAGAGGTTCTAATGAGAATAGTAATTAAAGCAGATCCAGGAACCTGAACTACGATAACATATTATGATGGAATGAATAATCAAATTTATCCGCCTATGAATATTGATGTTTTCAATATTGTAAAATATATTAAAGATACATCAGACGAACATGATATTAATGAAATCGTTGTAGTAGGCCCGCATGTTTATACGGATAGAATAATTAAAGAATTAGAAAATAATTTTAAAACTGTTACTATTAAAGGAATTTAAAGGAGTGGTTTAATTGATTAAGTATTTAATTAAAAATACTGCGGAAATTCGTGTTGAGACTGAGGATGATGCAAATAAGCTTCATAAAGAATATGAGCAGTTCGCGCATGACAATGGATATACTCTTTCCTCTTGGACTCAAACTTACAGAAATCAAAAAGCTAAAGGAGAGATTATTCAGGAATGGTACATTTGTCGCCTAGTTTTAACATTTAATGATGCTAAAGAACCAGAAATTCCTTTACAAGATATAAATTTTGTTATGCTTAATACTCCTTGGGAGGAATAATATGGAAACAATATATATTCAATATTTTCATGATGATAGTCCTAGATTAGAAAAAATTAGTAAAGGAAATTGGATTGATCTATATCTGGCAGAAGATATTATGCTTGCTTCTGGACAAAGAGCTTATCTTCCTCTTGGAGTAGCAATGGAACTGCCTGAAGGATATGAAGCGATTATGGCTCCAAGAAGTTCTACTTTTAAACGTTGGGGGCTTCTGCAAACCAACAATATCGGAATTATCGACTCCACGTTTTGCGGACCCGAGGACGAGTGGAAGATGCCTGTCCTTGCGACTAGAGATGTAAAAATTCCTAAAGGTACAAGACTTTGTCAATTTAGAATCCAAAAAGAACAACCAAAAATTAATTTTCTTGAGGTTAAAAAATTAACAAATAAAAATCGAGAAGGTTTAGGTTCTACAGGAGCATAAATGTTTAATAAAGTTTACAATGATTGAAAATATTATGAACCAGATATTTTTACATATCCAATAAATTCACTTCAACAAAATTTTTTCTTACCTTTTAGAAATACTCCTTGTTGTTGTGCTTTAGCGGGAACAGTTAATTGTTATTATTGTAATACAAATAGAAAAACAAAAACAACAACCAAGATTGAAAGTGATGATATAAATGACTAGATATTTAGCAATAGATAATGCTTTAGTAACTAGTGGTTGAGCATTATTTGAAGATGATAATTTAATTAAATATGACAAGTTTAAAACTAGTTCGACAGATCCAATAGAAGAAAGATTAGGACAAATTATTGATTGATTAGATTTTATGTATCATGAATATAAGTTTGATAAAATCTTATTTGAAGATTGTCAACAACAATCTAATAGAAATGTTCAAACTTTTCATAAATTATCTATGGTCAAAGCAATGATTTTATATTGGTGCGGCGTTATTAAAATGCCATATCAATGTTCTAGTCCTTCACACTGAAGAAGTATTTTAAAAGATAAATATAATATTTCTTGAGGAAGAAATCGAGGAAGTCAAAAGCTTGCCGCGCAAGAATTTGTTAAAGAACATTTTAACATAAAAGCTACAGAAGATGAATGCGATGCAATTTGCTTAGGATTGGCGGGTATAATAGAAAATGAAAAACCAAAGTCAGCATTTTAAAATATTAATAGTCAGTCTTTTTCTTATTATAATAGTTTTGGCTGGAATGATTACTGGAATGATAATTATGTCTCAACCTAAAGATATATATTTAAAAAATGTTGATAATACTACAATAATAGAGTCTGAATATTGGTTTAATAAATATAATGAAAATATTTTTAATCCTGACTTAGCCTTAGATCCAGAAGATATAGATGTGCCTTCTAAAAGTGAATTTCTTGCTTTTGGAAATAGTTTAAGAGCTTTTGGATATGATTTTAATATAAAAGATTTTTATAGTGATTATATCTATATAAATACTCTTACTTTTTCTTCTGAACCTATGGTTGAAGGTAGGATGCATCCTACTAATATTAAAAAAATAATTACTGAATATATTAAAGATAAAGAAATAGATGTTAACTATTATGGGTCTTATTTAAGTTATAGTCAATTGATTAGTATAGTTAAAAATAATTGGCCTACAATTGTTTGGTATATTGAGAAAACAGAAGAAAATATTCCTTTAGAAGATAGGTGGCAATTTGCCCAAATTGGTTTAGCTTATAAAGCAGATGACAATTATATTTATATTTTTAATCCAATAGACAAGGAAAGTACAAAATATAGAACAAACGATTTTGAACAATATTGGTTAAGGTGCGGAGCTTATGCTATCGTAATTTAGCTAAAAAAAATAAGGGTACTCTAATTAATTTTAGAGTACCCTTTTTTTATTTTAGATGTTTTCCTTTTGGAGTTATTACTTCTTCTTCTTCGTTATCACTTATATGATCAATCATATTTTTAAATGCTTCGTATGCGCCGGTAGCTGCTAGGCCACTTGCCGCACCAGCCATTACAATATCAAAAGTAAAAGCTCCTAATGATCAAACATTAAGTACAATTCCAGTAAAACAAAGAATTAATGGAATGAATTTATTAATAGTATCATTTGGGATTACATGTTTAATAACATATCCTAAAATTAAGCATCCAACTATAATTATTGGGGATACTAAAGATGTAAAAATTGTTAAATCTATCATTTTATTTCCTTTAAAATTTATTGTCAGATATTTTGAAATATAATAAAATATTTTATAATTTTAAGCAATTCTTAAAGCTTGAAGGTAAGTCCCAGCAGTTACTCTCGGAGCAGCATAATCTTGATAACCTCTAATATATACTGTCTTAGTTCCGGTAAGATGTAAAAAACGTACTGTTTGTAATTGATAATTATTTTTATTATAGCCTCATCCTATTTGAAAAGCTGAAGATGCGCTTCTTGGAAGAGTATTAGCTGTTTCTCCGTCAACCTGAATCTGTATAGCAGCAATACCACCGCCTGCTCTTTTTATTAAGACTTTTATATCTTTTATTAAATTAGACATCTTACTTACACCGCTAGCTATTACATTATTGGTTGCCGTGTTTAACTCATCTATTGCCGGTCCTAAAAGACCATCGTTCTCCGCAGATTCCACATAACCAAAGGCAGTTGACGACAATATAACATAAGTACCTTGTGATAAAGATATTGAAGCTAACATTTTTCATGTTTTATAATCTAAAGTTGTTCATCCTACATTATCAGAGTTTTGTATTGCTCCTATTCCTAAAGCAGTTCTTCAAGTATCAGCACCTCCAGTGTTAGTTATTATATTTGATGCAGTATCTAATCCTAAACCCGTTCTTCAAGCTGCGGGATAGTTAAAATTTACTACTGGAGTTCCATCTTTTTTTAAAAGTAATCTAAGTCCATTGTATGCAAATGCAGTTTTATCATCATTTCTATATCTACGAGTTTCAAGCTGAAGACCTTGTCCTTCTACATTATCATTATGTCTAAAATAACTACGTATTGTTTCTGTATTATCTGCCATACAGAAACCTTCTCCTCAATGATTAGCTGATACATCTGTTGCACGAGAGTCATTTATATTATTTAAAACTGTTACAAAGCTGGCTCCTGTGAGTTGATTAGCTGGACCTCTTGTAATTACTTTTCCATCTTGATTAACATTAAAAAGTTGAGAGCGATTATCATCATCTGTTCCGTTTCCTATTATAAAAGTAGACTGAGTATCATCACTATTATATTTTCCTATAACAGTCTGATAATTTCCAGTAGCCTTTGTCCCAATACCTAATGCAACAGAACCTTCTCCTTCAGCAACATTATCATATCCAATAGAAACAGATTTATTTCCATATGTTGATTCTTCTTCTTTAAAAGGATCAATGATTATATTCTGTTTTTCTCTTTCGGTTTTTAATCTTTTATCTTTTACATCATAATCGATTCCATTAATACAAAATTGAGAAACCGTTGCCATGTTTAATATTACTCCTTTTACTTATTTAGTCACCTGTTACTTTTATTTTTGAAACCGAACTATCACATAGATGAAGAACTTGAAGTTCTCCTCACGCCTTAATAGTAGCAGTGGCCAAAGATACATCATGAGTCATACTTAAATGAATACCTCCTGTTTGTGATAAATAAATAATAGAGCACACATTAATTGAATTTAAAAATACTGAATCAGCGTTAAGAAGTGCAGATAAACCTAATAAAGCTTGACTTGCAAACGTATCAAAAGAAGTACTTCCATTTTGGGAAGTATAACTCCTCCTTAATCTTGCTATAGAATGTGCGTTTGAAATGGCTTTACTATTTTTATTTGTATCCAAAGCTTCTACGAAGAGAGTGCCCGTTACAAGATAAGTTCCTTTTGGTAAATTTTCAATTCTAACAATTGGAGGTTGACTATCAGCACTTACTTGCTTAGCGTTTATTCTGGATCGTTCTGCTATTTTTATAGCCTTAGTAAATAATGCTTCTTTTCAAGCATCAGGATCAGATAGTTCAACAGTTTTAGTTCCATCTTCATCTGATGTAAGTTTAATAGAATTAACATTATGTTTTGCACTTACTTCAAAAGAGCTAATAGTTTTCGTATCCTGTTTTTTATAGAAAAGTGATGTAGTACCGCCCGATGATGATGTTACCATAAAAGGATAGCATGAAGATGCTGAACTATTTTCACTTTCTTTTGGTGCTATAACTACATATCCTGGTCCGTTGGCACCCTGACTGCCTGTTCCATTTGTGGATAAATATACTTTTCCACGTTGGTCAATTTTAAAAAGATTATGAGTGGCATCCTCTCCTTGACCATCTCCTATTTGAAAAACGCTATAATCATCTTCTTTGTTATATTGTCCAAAAATTATTTGTTGACTATTATTAGCAGATGAACTCTTTAAACTTTTTCCTATCATTACTACTGACTGGCCATAAGCGTCGAGATCTTCTCCTACTACAATTGAATTTTTAAGACCAACATAACCATATTTCCCGGTATCTGTAATTATCATAGAATTATCTACATACTGAGTACCGTAATTTTTTCCTATAAGTAACACATTGTTATTTTTGAGACAATAACTCGCTACCCTACCAAGCGTTAATACATTCGTATTTTCATTTTCTTGTAAAGGACTATCACCTATTCTAATCATCTTATTATCAGAATCAAGACATATTTTTCCATAAGCAGTATCAAGTAAAAAATCTTGTGTATTAACATTTATAGATTTAGCATTAATATTAATATTGGGTTTGGTATTTGCAACGCTATTATCTACAGTTATATTGTCAACATAGTTACCATATTGGTTTATATTGCTATCTATTTGAATATAAGTTTGATGATAGTTACTAAGTATACCAAATTGAGCAGAAGTCCCTTCTTTGGTATCGGGAGTAGAACGAACATATTTTTTTAACTTTTCTAATTCTTCTCCACCCCCATCACCAACACTATATTCTTCTCCGTCAATATTTATTTTAGTTATTCTTTTTGTCATTTTAACTCCTTTTATTTCAAAACGTCAACTTTTTCTTTTAATATCTTGAAATTAAAAGGTTAAAATTTTTGACGTAAGTATATTTAAAATTATTCATTTATATTATCACTAGATTCCTCTTCATCATTTTCCTCTGGGATAGTTTCAAAATTATCTTCTGGTATTCCAAAATTAAAATTTTCTGGAATAGGTTGCTCCACTGGAACATTCTTTTCAGGAACCTGCGGCATTATCTTATCAATATCAATAGAGTTTAAAATTCCTTCATAAGCAGCTATTTTACTATCTTTTACAATCTGTTCTACGATTGTAATAAGAAGATTGGAAGAAACGTTATAATGTCTACCAATTTCATCAATAGCCTTTACGATATCTACACGAACTTTGTTCATGATAATTTCTAAAGATAATTGTTCATTCATATTATTTTCTCCTTTTATCTCTTAAAATTTTTATAAATAACCTTCGTTGGTAAGCTCGTCAATTAATTGCTCAACTTGAGCTTCGGATAGTTTAGGATAAGAAAGTAAAATATCATCTATAAGTTCGCCTTTCTTTAGACGAATAATAGCTGCTTTTTTGATAATTTTATAACCACTTTTTGTTACCATTATTCAACCTCCCCTTCACTAGCAGGTTCTTCGGGAGTTACTTCTTCGTTAGTAGATTCTTCGGGAGTTACTTCTTCTTCAGGAGTTGTTTCTTCCTCTTCTGCGCCACCAATAAGTTCGGCAATAGTAAGTAGAAGATCATCTATTGTCTCTTGGGCTTCTGCTAGGAGAGTAGGACCATTAGCTAGGAACTCTTTATCAGCAAGTTCTTTTTCAGTATAAGGAACATAACGATAAATAATTTTTTCTTCGTCTCTAGCAGGAATCATTGGTTGATCTTTAACACTTGTAACAACCTGACCTGCAACAGTTCTTTCTTCTTCTCCTTCAAGAGATTGATATTCAAAGATACCTTTGTCAGCATCTATAACTTTTACATGCTGATCAGATTCAGAAGTTACACGATAAATTTCACCATTACTAAATTTAAAAGATTTAACAACATAGTGCCATTTTTCTGGTACCATAGGAATGTGAGTTGTAAAATATTCTTTAACTAAATATCCTGTTGTTAAATCAGGATTAGTTATTTCTTGATTAGTCTGATCAAAAATTGGATATTCAAAAGAGAATCCACTTTGATCTTCAGTTAAAATTTCTTCATCCATTTTGTCTCCTTCTGTACAAAGAAAAAACTCTTACGCAGAATTACTACGTAAGAGTTCTCACAACATTTAATTTTGAAAATGAATTAAGAGAAATATAATTAAAACTTTCCTCTCTTATTTTAAATAAAAAAAACTAAATAAAGATTATGCAATTTTACCCATGTTTTATATAAGAAGAAAGTTTTTATATTTTAAGCAACTATATACATAGCAGAAAGATTAAAATAAGTAGTGTTAGCTGGAATAGTACGCGCAGTTCCAGTTCCTTCAGCTGCACATAATATAACTCTTCCAGCTATATCAATATGGAATCAAGCTTGTCCTGCTTCATCACCATTACTACGAGGATGCGTTGCAAGAATAGGTCTTTTTCCTGAGACAAGTGTTCCGATTGTCATATCTCCAATATTTCCGTGATTTGGAACAGAGATTGCGGTTTTATTTTGAAAACGCATTTCAAGTAACGCTATCCCATGACGTTGCCTATAGCTTGCGGAAACGATTGTAAAATTAGATTCTGGAGTAATAATATTAGATATTGTATCAGTTGAAATATCTGTGCCAAAACCAAGTGCTTCTCTCCAAACTGCTGGATATGTTAAAGAAACAGTGTCAGCACCATTTGAATTTATAAATAACTCAATGTAATTAAAAATTGCTTGATCATCTGAATTATATCTACGAGTTTCTAACTGTATACCTTGTCGTCCATCAACAAGAGCAACATGCCTTATATATGAACGGAGTGTTTCAGTATTATCGTTAAATTGAATTAAACCGCCTCAAAGATTGTGGTCAGGAGCTGGATCAGAATTACTGCAAAATATTGGACTTTTAACGGTTATTGCAGGAGTACTATCCGAAGAGGAAAGATTTATACTTTTTGTATCAGAATCATAAAAGTTAGTTATAACTTTTTTTAATTTTGCATCAGAAATATCATAAGTAGAACCGTCAATATTAATTTGTGAAATCGTCGCCATCTTTAAAACTCCTTTTTATCTAACCAAATATGTAGACGCAAGATTAAATTGCGTATTAGCTGCTATAGTATGGGTAGTTGACATTCCTTCTATTCCGCATAAAGTAACAAGACCATTCGTCTCAATATGATATCAAGCAGCTCCGCCTTCATCACCGTTACTACAAGCTTCAGGTGTGTGACAAGGTCTTTTTCCTGCAACGAGTGTTCCAATATTTACATTAGTAATATTTCCGTGATTTGGAACAGAGATTGCTTGATTATATTTAAAATGTAAATAGAGCATTGCTACATTAAAACGCTCTATATAATGTGCATCTACAATTGTTATACCAGAACTTGGAGTAATAATTTCAGATATCGTAGCTGTATTTATATCATCGTGAAATCCAAGAGCTCTTCTTCATGCTTTATCACTTGCTGTTAATACAGAAGGATTACAATTTGCATCTAAAGAAAGGTTTAAAATATTATCATAATGCATTTTGAGTTGTCCTCCACCAAAAGTAATATATCCCTCCTGATGACAACCACCAATAATCATTCCTTGACTACCATTTGTTGCATCATAATGTTCTATCCATGAACGAGTTTCACCAGTTCTATCTGCGATTCCAATTAATTTTTCTGCCATTTTGCTAGATGGCGCACTACTGCGTGAATTGCCTAGAGTAGAATTGTAAATTTTTATTGAACTATTAACATCACCATCGTAATTTCCTTCTAAAATTATTTTGTCACCATCATAAAATTCAGTTAAAATATTTCTAGATTTTACATCAATAAAATCATAAGAAAGATCGTTAACATTTACTTGTGAAATTGTTGCCATTTTTAAACTCCTTTATTATATTAAGCAACTATATACGAAGTGAAAAGCGTAAAACGACTTCCACTATTAAGTTGGTAAACAGAACCTCTGCCTTCAGTAGCGCATAAAGAAAGAGCTCCATTTGTAGCTAAATGATATCAAGCCGGACCTGACCATTCTCCATTACTATGAGGATGCACACTTACCAAAGGACGCTTTCCTGCAACAATTGTCCCAATTGCTATATCACCATGATTTCCATGTACAGGAATATTAGAAAGATTAGTACCAAAATGAAATTCTAATCTAAGCATTGCTATATTATGACGTTGATTATATCAAACACCATCAATTGTTACGTTTGATGCCGGTGTGATAATTTCAGATGCATATACAGTACTTGCATATATATCTGTACCAAAACCAAGGGCTTTTCTTCAAGCTGCAGGATTACTAAGTGCCACAACTCGATTACCGTTTGAATCAAGAAGCAATTCAAAATAGTTTTCAATGTTTCCTCTTTTGGTTTCCACTCTCATACCTTGTGGACCATCACCTCTACTAACGTGAGATATTCATGAACGATCAGCCCCGTCTTTATCTTTTGCCAAAATCATTACAGCTTCTAAATCAGAACCAGGACGTGATTCTTGAGAACCTCTAACAAGACTACTGTTAATTAATATTTTTGGTTTTTTATTATCAGTGTCATAATCTGGTTCATTGTTACCTGTATATAAATTTATATTTTTATTAGCACTATCATAAAATTCATCTAGCATATTTCTTGATGATGCATCTTGAATATTATAAGTTCTTCCTTTAACATTTACTTGTGAAACTGTTAAATTATTATTATTATATGGATTAAGTGGTCGCTCATCATTATGAAAAATTTGACTATATCTAGACAATTGCTCGTTAGAAAAAGTAATATCACTCATATTCCAATCTCCCTCCTATCTAGTCCTTTTTCAAGCATGGACATATATTCTAGCAGGAGCTCCTGTAGTATGTGCGTGCCCTTGAGTAACATTTATAATATCACAATTTATTCCATTAATATTTAATTGTGAAATTGTTGACATATTTACAATTCACTCCTTTAAAAATTTTTTATCAACTTTTCTTTCTTCTAAGCCATTCTTTTACATATCCAATAAAAGCTGAAGGAGACACAATAAATTGATAAAAAAGAATAAAAAGAAAGAAACCTAATATACTTCTTTTTACTTTTAATCCAAGAGGACGATAAGTTATCTTTTGTTCATGAGCATATAAAATTTGAAAACTAATTAAATTAAACGGTATAATTAGCAAACTAAATAAGCCTACAATAATAGGATATCCAAATAATGCGGCAATCATGCCAGGAATTAAAAAGAATAAATAACTAAAATCCATATATATAATTAATACGTCTATCAATGTTAATGGAATTGCATATTTATTTTTAAAATTCCAAGGTTTAAAGTCTCTAAAGGCTTCTATCATACCTCTAGCTCATCGCATCCTCTGTCTTATAAAATCTTTTATTTTATTCGGAACTTCTGTAAAACAAATTGCTTTAGGTTCATAATAAGTATAATAGCCTTTAGCTAATATATTTCAAGTTAAAACAATATCTTCTCCTACGCAATCTTTTCATCCACCAATTTCTTTAACTAAATCAGTATCATAAATACTAAAAGCACCTTGCGCGACAAGCGTACTCTTAAACATTGATTGCATCTTTTTTACAGAAGCTATGCTTAAAATGTAATCTCATTTTTGCATTCTAGTTAAAAGATTATTTTCTTCATTTCCTACTTTAACAGCACCGGCAACGGCTCCGCAATTCTCTTCTTTTTGCATTTTAGAAACTATATTTTGAATTGCGGAGTCTCATAGCACGGTGTCCGCATCAATAGTAATAAAATATTTTGTTGTAATTTTAGTTAAAGCAGTATTTAAAGCATTATATTTGCCTTTGTTTTCTTCTAAAATATGCTCTATTAATAAATCATCTTTACTATAATTACTAATTGCGGCATCAATTATTTTTGTAGTTTTATCAGCAGAATTATTATCTACTACGTAAAGATATATTTTTCCTTTATATTTTTGCTCTGAAATAGATTTAATTGTGTCATATATAGTATTTTGTTCATTATAGCAAGGTACTATAATTGATATATCTTCTTCTCTTGGAATATTTTCTCTGATATCTTCTTTATCATCCATACACAGCGAAAATATCAAAAAAGCATTTAATATACCTGGCACCACAGCAATTCCGCATATTACTAATAAAGCTAATATCGGGCCTACTAACAAAGTTAAATCCATTATTCAGGGTGTCATAATTATTAAAATAATAATTAGATATAACAAGGTTAAGGCTGCGGCAATTAGTAATTTAGTTTTTGGTGAAAAATTTTTCATTTTTAACCTCCTTTATTTGTCACAGTCTTTTATATATTTTTAAGTAAAAACACCTTCTAGTTTCAAACAATAATCATCTACGTCATATGTTTCTTCAAGACTCCCATATAATGCTCCAAGTTCTGTTAAAGCATCTTGAAAATTAGTTGCTCCTGTACCACCGTATTCAATAGGCAATATATCAAATCCAGGACGTTCATTATCTCCTGTAGAGAAAAAAGCTCCAGCAGATGAAGGAATTTCGTCAATTATTTGAGATCCATTATTAACAGTTCCGCCTATCAATGTTGCATTTTGTGTAAAACCGTTTCTACCAGTACCTCCATAGCTCACTCCTAAAGATGATTGAAAAGCAATACTTGCGTTTCCGTCAATCGTAGGAACGGTATATGGAACGAATTCTGCTATCCCTGTACCACCATATTCTACTGGTAATGAATTAACAAAGCCTAAACTCCCACCAATATCATTTATTAAAACACCTAATTGAGTGTTTGACAAAGTTGTTATTGTTGTAGAAGTGTTTTGACCTACAACATCTGGATTACCAGAGATTAATAACGATTTTGCCTTAAATCCTCTTTGTCCAGTACCACCTTGGCGAACTGGAAGTGTGCCAAAAACAGGCTCTCCCCCAGTTGAATCTGAATAGAAAGCACCGCTCTTACTTGCTACTTGTTTTACAGAATCAGTTTGATTTCCTAATAAAACAGCATTTGATTGAAGGAAACTATTTCCGGTCCCACCAGTTTTTACAGGTCTAATAGTGTCAGACCTATCAAAATTAGCAATATCTGATACAGTCGCAAAAGTTTTCCCTTTTTCTACAGAAATTCCATTGCTACCATTGTTAACAATATTTGTAATAGCGTTACCATTTCCTTCGACATTAATGGATCCTAAATTTCCATCGTTACCTTTTAAATTATAAAAATTAAATGATAAACCTAATTTATTATTTTCATTAAAAGCTTCAACTTCCGCGTAAGGTAATCCATAATTTTTTTGACTATCTGTATAATGATGTGCAGAAATTAAGTCATTTGAAAAAGTATTAGCGGCAGTGCCTTCTTCACCTTTTAAACCAGAAAACTTAAAATTAAATTTTTGTATTGGACCATTAGCATCTCTATTTATTGTTTGTTTTTCTATCTTAACACTAGGAGTTCCAGTTTTATTATCTACAGTTGCCGTAGCTTCTATATCTGTTCCTAAATTTTCTAAATTTAAATCTAAATTTAAATATTTTTCATCTGGATCGTTGCTGTTTGATGTAGTATTTAATGTCATACTTCCTTGCGGAGTTCCTATATTTTTATCAACGGTCACATTAGCAGTCCCCGCAAGTAGAGATTTTCCTGTTTCTCCTCTTGGAATACCAAAATCTAATATTGGCTTACTTACATCATTATTTATAGTTCTAACATTTACATAAGGAGCTTGTGTTGACTGTAAGGTTTCTACATTACCAGCACTAAAAGTGGGCTGTACTGGAGACATGTCTGTTAAGTACACTAATCCATTTTTTTTATCTTCTATATTTCCACCATTTTTGCTATAACTATAATAATATAATTTTCCAACATCATTATCAGTTTGATCTGAATTTTTTAATAAAATAAAATCTCCATATTTTATTGCACTATCTGTTTTATTTAATTCATCAACAATGTCAGAATAATGTTCAAAAAGGTGATCTATTCTAAAAGGTCTGCCAGACTCTCCACGTTCTCCTCTAGGAATATAAATATTATATTTATATTTTACAATATTATCTACACTACCATCTTCATTTTCAATTCTACCATTTTCTGAAATTTTTTTAACCTCACCATATGGATCTCCTTGGGTTGATAGAAAATTAAATTCAACATCAGCCGCATGTCCTTGAGGTCCTCTTGGGCCAATGTTACCTTGCGGACCAGTGTTACCTGTACGACCTTGAATTAAAGGCATATTAAAAGTGAAATCAGTTTTATTTTCATCCTTTGTATATTCTGTTTTAACCTCAATTGGTATAACATCATTATTTAAATTATCTGTTTCTATAATAGTAGAGCTATCAATCTTGGCCTTCACTTTTCCTATTAATGCAGGTTTTCCAGGAATTCCTTGTTCTCCTTGTTTACCTTGCTTTCCTCTTGGAATTGGTAAAGTTAATTTTAGATAAAATTTCCCATCTTCTCCCTTTATAGGAATAACACTAGCAGAAGCTTCTGGGACCTCGTCTCCTTCGTTCTCTATTATTATAGGTTCTATATCTACTTTTTGAATACTATTTGCTGTTAAAACTTGATCATTTTTTATATAAATATAATCTGAAAAATTAATTGTTTTATTTGATTTAGAAGAATTTACTCCAATATTAACTTTAGCAGGATTTTGAATATTTCCTTCTAAAGAAGTTGGTGTTATAGTTAAACCAATTAATTTTTTCTTATCTTCATTAGATAATAAACCAGACTTTTCAATTGTAGCATCTTTCAAGAAAGGTTTTACTAAATATCTTTTATCTTCTATATCTAAAAATAGAGAAGCAATATTATTATTTTCTTCATCTTTTTTATCATCTAAAACAAAATAAATATTTCCATTATTTGTTTCAGTTGGTAAAGTCGTACCATCATCTGTATAATAAAATTTTAAATTATCTGCCATAAATTAACCTCCAAAATAGAAAAAGGGACTTTAAATTAAAGCCCCTTTAAGTTAATAATATTTAAGAGGCTGATATACTCATAACCACTGTTTTTGGGGTTACAGATATATTTGGTATAGCTGTTTTTGTGCCACCTGTAACAACAGTCTTTTTAGTAACGCCTGTAACAACCGTTTTCTTTGAGATATTAGGAATTGTAAAAGCTGTCCCAAGAGTTGGTGTATTACCTTGATCTCAAGAATTAATATATGTTGCATAATTTTGTGTAATATCAGGAGTATCATTATTTCCTATTGTATTAGTAGGTAAAGCTAAAACAAAATCATTCTCAATGTCATCAGCATATTCACTGTCATTATCTGCATTAATTTCAAAAACAGTATAAAGAGATGCTGGATTTGAAATATAGGTAACAGCTGTATGTAGATAATCTAAAGTAGGGGCATCACCGACATCTGTTACATTAGGAACAGTAAAAGCGGTTCCAACATCAACAGAATCACCAGTTGTTACTGTTACAGAATCTCCGGTTGTTAAACTAGTGTAAGCATTAATAGCGGTTCCTTTACTAGCACTTCCAATAGAATCTACTTGTGGAACGTATCTGTCTCCTTTATTCATAATTCAACAACCACTAGAAACTTGAGTAGTGTCATAGGTAAAAGATACTATTTCGCCTGCTACCCAAGAGTTGCTAGTACTAGTACCAGCAGCAGTTCCGCCAATTCTATGAATTGGTTTTGCACCCGTACCTTTTACATTTAAAGTTGGATTAGCAGCGGTATTTGTTGCTGTAAATCTAACATGAATTGTCTCACCTTGAATTAAAGTAAAAGCTTGATCATCAGTAAAATTAACTGTTTTAGCAGCAGTATCTGCGGCAGTTGAACATATACCATACGCAGAGGAAGCAATTAAATGATTTGATCCTCCTGCATTAACTTTAGAAATTACACCCATTTAATTACCTCCTTAACTTACCGCAGTAACAACAGTTTTCTTTGTAACTGCTGTTGGTGTATTTGTAGTTCATCCTGTAATATCATCTGCACTAATAGCAGTCCCAAGAGTAGGAACAGTACCAGCAGACCATGCGGTAATATCATCACATGTAATATCTTCTGTGGTTGGCGCACTGCCCACATCTGTAACATTAGGTATAGATTTTGCAGTATATGACAAACTAGCAGCTGTACCAGCAGTATAGCCAGTAATATCATCTGCCGCGATAGCCGTGCCCAATGTTGTGTTTGTAATTGTTAATATACCATTTGAATAAGAAGCAGTTCCCGCAGCGGTTACATTAGGAATGCTCCTTGCTGTATAAGTAATACTAGTTGGAGTATTTGTTGTTCAAGCTGTAATATCATCTGCGGGGATAGCTGTTCCTAATGTCGGAGCTGAGCCTACAGATTTTACAGATTTAACTGTGCGGGCTGTGTATGTTAAACTTGGTGCTGTACCAACGCTAGTTACGTTAGGAATACTTCTTGAAGTATATGATAAAGAAGCAGCAGTACCCGCAGTAACACTTACGGAATCGCCCGTAGTAACACTATGTTTAGCACTAGCGTCTTTAATATTATAGGTTGTAGAACCTAATTTAATTTTTGAAATATCCGCCACGTTCTACCTCCTTAAATATTGACGTCTAATTCTTCGCCGCTAATAGTAAATATATCTTCTCAACAAGGCGACCAATCTGTTGCCTTGTGTCCTTTTTCTAATTTTCATTTTCCAACTGTGCAACTTTGTCCTGAATGCCCAGAAGTAAAATTATATAAATTTAATCATAAGTTTGTAGCTCCACTACCAGAAGCATTTGAATCAGTTGGTGTTAATGTTCATGTAACATAACCATTAGTTGGTTTTTTACCACTTCCTATTTGAACACTTCCACCACCTCAATAGATATAAATTCCACTAGAATTACTATCTAAAACAACATCTCAAAGTTGTAAAATATATGTCTCTCCCGCAACTAAGTTTTCTGTTAAATTTAATTGTAAAAAATTATAACCAGTTGTTGATTGAGATTTAGGAATATTTTTTAATAAATTATTTCCACCCCATTTAGAATATCTGTCTACAATAGAATAAGTAGTACCATTAGTACCTTTAATTGCTTTAATATCTGCCATATACTACTCCTTTCTATTGGAAAAATTCTAATGTTTCTGATGAATAAGTTACTAGGTCTTGCGGAGCTGGTGTTCATTCTGTTGGTTTGTTACTTCTTTCTAACTTTGGATATCGAATTTGTAAATTAGCTCCATCTGTTCTGCTATAAAAAGCAATACGGAAATAATTAACATCTCCTGATCCCGAAGTTAAGTAAGTAAGAGAAAAATTATTGAAAATTTGAGTATATTTTGTTCATGTATCTTTAGCTGCTAAAGTAAATCTATGATCTTTATATTTTGTGCGATTCGTTTTAGGAGTATTTGAAGCAGTTCCTTCTGTTACAATTCAAGTATCTGAAGCTATACTAGCTTTATATTCAAAAGATAGTATAAGTGTATGATTATTTATAATATTAAAAGAAACAAAAGGAGTATGAACATAATCTCAACCGCTAGTATTTCCTGGAAGTGTAATAATATTATTTGTCAAAGTAATTGTAGCTGCACTGGTAATAAAGCTACTTAAATTTTTTGAACCAATTAAAAGATTAGTTCCTCCAAAAGTAGAAACTTTATCTTGTAAATCATAGGTAACATTATCAACACCTTTGATTTTAGAAATTAAATCTGCCAATAATATCACCTCTATCCATATAATTCAATTGTTTCATCGCCAATAAATTTAGCAATATCTTCTGGTGCGGGACTTCAATCAGTTGGTTTATTGCCTTTTTCAAGTTTAAATTTTGATAAAGTAACACCATTTGTTGATTGTCCGTTCGCAATAGTTCTACTTGAATCGTCCATAAAAATTTTATGATAACTCCTATTATCAACATAGACTATTGTATTATCTGTGACAGATGTTTTCGTAAAAGTAATATAATTTAAACCATTTTTATTAATTGTTAAAGTAACTCCTATTGGATTGTTTTGTGCATACAATGGAAAATTGTAGACAGTACCATTAATTAAATTTGATACTTCACAAGAAAGAGTATAAACTTGATCATCTTCTAAAGCGTATAAACTTCATAATGAAAAATAAGTATCAGCATTTTCCGCTGCTAAAATTTTTATAGCATAGGGGCCGATATAAGAACATCTTCCTGCTGTAGCTGTATTCCCAGGATTATTACTTCCTGGCATAACATAACTGCTGAGTAAATTTCTTCCACCTCAAGTAGAGTAATCGTCTCTGATATTGTAATCAACATTATCAGAGGCTTTTATTTTAGATAAAACTGCCATAAAAGCCTCCTTTTATTAAGCTGGAACACCAGTTGAGACGGCACTACCGGTAAACTTATAAGCAGCATCCCCAGTTTTAACAGTGATTGCTGTCCCAAGAGTAGGAGTAGAACCAACTGATTTAACTGACTTTACAGTTCTAGCAGTATAGGTTAAACTTGGAGCACTACCAACAGAAGTTACGTTTGGAATAGAACGTGCGGTGTAGCTTAAACTAGGAGCTGTGCCCGCAGACCATCCACTTGCAGAGCCATTTGTTGTAGTATTAAATGACATCACTTCGTTGGAAACTGTTGTACCAGTTACAACTGTTTGATTAGTAATAGTTAGTGAAGGATTAGTACCAGCAGACCATGCGGTAATATCATCAGCCGCAATTGCTGTTCCTAATGTTGGAACGGATCCTGCACTTCAAGCTGTAATATCGTCACAAGTAATATCTTCTGTAGTGGGTACGCTACCAACACTTGTCACGTTTGGAACTGTAGTTGTAGTGCCCGCAGTTTGTACTGAAATAGAACCCGCTGCTGTAACACTATGTGTATGATTACCTTTAGCCGCAGTTGAAGCAGTAGATCCAATAGCAAGAGAAGGTGAAATCTCTACGTATGCGGAACCACCTCAACGATAGGTTAAATTAGTAGATGTATCAACATAAATCTTACCAGTTTCTCCGGTTGAAGGGAAATTAGATTTTGCAGTATATTCAAGTACATCATCTACATAACTAGGAAGAACAGAAGTAGGAACTGTGCCAGTTAATTTACTTGCATCCAAAGAACTGGAGGAAGTTAAGAAACCTGATATGGTGTGAGTATGAGTTCCAGAACCAGTTATATGACCTTGAGCATCATAAGTAACATAAGGCACTGCCAAAGTAGAACCAGAAGTTGCACTAGAAGTACCTGCGGTTCCAGCTGTTACAGCATTGGTATGTTGGAAAGTTGTACCATTTAATTTAATACCGGTATTGGCAGTATATGTTGTATTATTATCAGGTACGGTAACTGTACCAAGACTTTCACCATTTTTATTTTTTAAAGTAATAGTATGATCTGAAATACTAAAACTGGCTGCATAATTAGATTTAATATTGTTACCAGATTCATCCTGAGTTGCTTTAGTTGCGGTAGATGCATTGCCATGGAAAGAACCATTAAATTGTGTCGCAGTTATTTGAGCAGGGAAAGTAGCATTTTGAGCATTGTCATAACTATATAGATGACCATCTCTCGCCATGTTAGAAGGAATTGTCCAGCCAACACCACCAAATCCCATTATTCTATTAACTATTAAACCATTATAGTTAGTATTGCCACCATTTGCTTTAAAAATAAATCTTATACGCCCATATTGACTGCTAGCAGTATTTCCATATGTGACTAAGTCAGATACATTAATTACATTATATCCACTTCAACCAGAAATAGGAACATCAGAAGTATGGTCTACAAAAGTTGTAGGAGTAGATTGTAGCGCCTTTTGAATTTGTACAGTACAAGAGTTACTACCATTTGTTGAAACATAAATAACGAATTTATTTAAAGCAGTGTAGACAGGTGCGAGTCCCGTATCAACTGTTACTCTTAATTGATATTTATTTGTATTTGCAGTTGCTTTATTTGTGCTATCTGCTTTTCCAATTGTAAAACTTCCACCTGTTCCAAAAAGAGAAGCATTAGCACTTGCTCCAGCTCCATAATCGGTTCAGGTTGATCCCCCATCACGACTATATTCTATCGTTACAGAAGAACCATTTATAAAAGCTAATCTATTAGCCCCTAAATTTGGAACCATTGCCGCATCAATAGGACCATATGATCCTGCGAAATTTTTACCGCCTCAAGTTAAATAAGCTTCCTTATTCATGTCAGCAACTTTTGCATTAACCTCTGATTCGGTATAGTATCTATCGTCATGAGTATGTGAAGCTGCGGCATAAGCTGTTGAAGCAGTATAAGCTGCACTACCAAGTCCTTTAACCGCAACATCCGCAGAAGTGCCATTCGTATTTACACTAATTGTACCATTGGAACTACCAGTAGCAATACTTCTTACGCCACTGTTAGAAAAAGTTGTCCCACTTAAACTAATACCAGTACCAGCAGAATAAATAGTGTTATTATCTGTCCAAGGAACATTAACTGCTAAATACCCAGTTTTATCTACTGCTACTGGATATACTCTTCCACTGGTTGTAGTAGCAGCCGCAGAATCAACGGTTAAAGCAGTTTCTGAACGAAGTTTAGTTTTAACAGTTCCAGTTGTACTAATATCTCCACCAGTTAAACCGACACCTGTTGATACTTTTGTTACTGTACCAGTATTGGTAGTATAACCATTAGGGTTCGTACTATTATAAGGAGTATACCCAAGAGCAGTGGTAATATCATCTTTATTTAATGCTTTAAAAACATTAGCGAGAGTACGTCTATGATAAGTAGTAGTTGTTGTACCACCACCTGCATATTGAACAACAGCGTAATCTGCGCGATTAGCTGGGCTTGATCCTTCTCCTAAACCATTAATAGCAGTACTAAGATTTAAACCAATTCCAATAGTTCCGGAAGTAGTAATAGGACTACCAGAAATAGAAATACCACCAGACCCAGATGCGGCAACACTAGTAACGCTTCCTCCAGAGCTAGTTGCGCCAGCTGCGATACCGTCTAATTTTTTCTTATCATCTGCGGACATAAGACCTGCCGCAGATTGAGTGGCTGCATTATATGTTGTATTATTGTCTTGCTGGGTAAAAGTAAAAGTGGTACCATCTCGTCTGGTAGCAGTAAAAGTGGTACCACTTCGTGTAATATTACTTATAGCAGAGCCATCTTTTATATTATACTGCGTTCCATTAAGTACAGTAATTTTTGAAATATCTGCCATAGATTACAACCTCCTTTCTAAAAGAAATTAAGAGACTGTAACTGTAGCTTCCGTACCTGAGAATGTAGGTTTGGTAACCGTTCCAGCAGGAGTGTAATCTTGTAGAACAAGTCTCTTACCTGTGCCAGTGAATGTCGGTTGTGAAACTCCACCAGCAGGAGTATATGTTGCGGTTGCGGTACCAGCTGTACCAGAGAAGGAACCTGATAAAGTAACTTTTGTACCAGTAAAGGTTGGCGTGCTAACTGAACCTGCGGGAGTATAGGTAGCAGTTAAGCGTGTACCGGTACCTGTGAAGCTAGGCTGGCTTGATTGATAAGCTGCATCGCCAGTCTTAACAGTGGTATTAGCTCCTTTTGTGGGAAGAGTACCCTGAGAGAAACCAATTGTCAAGTTCTCGTTTGCAACAGTTGTTGTTAGAGTTGGTAAAGTACCAACATCTGTTATAGAATTAACAGTAGTTGTTGAACCTGCGGTTTTTACAGAAATAGTAGGAGTGCCTACAGTTCCAGCAGGTGTATATGTCGCAGTACCACTTCCACCGGAAACAGGAATGGTTGCTTCGGTTCCAGTAAACCCAGGCTGAGAAAGTGAACCCGCAGGAGTATAATCACTAGATGAACCAGCTTTAACAGTTACGCTGCCAGCAGGAGTATAGCTACTTGAAATTGTAGCTGATGTACCAGAGAATGTTGGCTGGCTAACGGTACCCTCGGGTGTATAGGTTGCAGTACCAGAAGAAGCGGGTGCTACAGTTAATCCACTAGCTTTGGTACCACTAAAAGTAGGTTGTGAAACACTACCAGCAGGAGTTGTTTTTCCACTTGCACTATCTTTAAAAGCTAAAGCTTTAAGAGAACCTGTTGAACCAAACTCGTGCCATTTATCATCTGCGCCCCAAATAAATTCTAGCTGACCATAAATTACTAAATCACCTGCATTAGCAGTATATTCACTACTATTAATAGTAGCCTTTGTATTAGAACCATTAGTAATAGCAGTACTAGATTCTCCTATATAATGAATACCACCCGTAATTGATGTTTGTATGTTTGCTATACTATTACGAGCTGTGGTATCTTTAATATCATATGTATTTCCTGAAGGTAACGTGATTTTACTAATATCTGCCACGGTTATACCCTCCTTCTTTTTTATTTATTATCCCAATAAAGTAAAATACAAATTTTCTATTTGACTGGCGTTTTCTGAATTATTTCTGTAATTAACTGAAACACCTTTTGCAATTTTACTTTTTAAATCTTGTAAAGTTTGTTTATCTTCATCTGTATAGATATTATTCATTGGTAAATCTGCTATGTATGCATTTCCATCACCGATTTTAAATCCTACTATCTCATCATTATCTATAATTAGATAAAACGTTCCAAGAGTAGAAGAATTTGACCCTACTTCATTAATTTGAGCTTTTGTATATGTCTTAAACTCAGCAGGAGACAGAGGACTTGAAATTTCTAAACGTTTTGTTCCAACGTCAACGAACATTTTTCCTCTACTATCATCTGCGGAGTTAGGAGTTGGATCAATTATGTAAATAGCTCCATCACGCTTTGTTAACGGGAGCGACGCTTCATCAACTCCACGAAAAAATTTAGTTTGTGCCATTATGCGGGCCCCCTTATAAAATTAAAAAGGGGAAGGGTGAAATATTTTTCACCCTTTTCCCCACGATTTACAAAATTAATTAAGCTAAAGCACCCCAAGTAAGAGCTGCATCTGTATAAGCTTTTGCACCATAAATAGTATTATCGGAAGCAGTATCAGCATTAGTGCCAATTACATCAGCCTTAACCGCAGTAGCAGCGCCAGCACGGTCAGCCGCACCAGAATCAACGCCAGTGATAACACCGTCAACCTGTGTGACACCAGTCATAACTGCAACAGCATACTCATCTGTATTAGAAGTTGTAGCATCGAAATCAGCATCAAGATCGGCAATTAAGCCAGCAGCCTTCTCATCAACATAACCAACGACTGTGGTAGCAGTAGCAGTTGCAGGAATTGTGCCAATTGTATCAAGAGCTGCTTTAACAGTAGAATCACCATAAGCTACATTATCAGCAGTAAGAGCAATCTCTGTCTTACCAGTAATCTCACCGTCAGTAATTGTAAGGCCAGTAAGAACAGAACCAGTAGTAGCGGCGATATTAGAATCAAGAGCCTCAATAGCAGCCTGAATCTTATCATCTACGCCAGTAGAAGCAGCAGTCTCAAGAGCATTGATAGCCTGAGCAACTGTCTGCTCGGGAGTACCGGCTTGAGCATCGGCTGCACGATAGACGATCTTGGAAGCAGCTACTTTTCCAATAGCCATTGAAATTGAGTGAGAGTTATCAGTAACAACGATTTCACCATCTGCGGCAGTGTCAGTGAAGGTGTTATACTCAATAAGATCGGCTACAGGAATATAGAAAGGTGTGCCGTTTGCGATGGTCATTCTGATGAATGTACCAGGATTGCCAGAACCGTCTTCATTAACTAGCTCACCACTGGTAGCAACCATATCTTTAGCAATTGTGATTTCACCATTTGTTATTGGAGTACCACCCTGACTAAAGGTATATTTAGTTACGAAATCATCGCTAGCACCGCCAACAGTCTTCGCAACTGTTACAACAGAACTGTCAACACCATCACCAAGTTTCTCTGCAATCTCGGCAAGAACAGTCTCAACATTGGTAGCATCATATTTACCACCAGCATCGACAACGGCTACATCAGCAGCAGTACCAGATTTAGCAACGGCTGCGAGAGAATTATCAAGAGTTGTTACTTGACCAGCAACCGCAGTGTCACCAGCAGCAATCTGTTTATCAATGTAATCAATAAGATCTTCGTATTCAGCGTCTACAGGGAGTGTGCCAATCTGAGCGCGGAGGGTAGCAAGATCAGCAGCAGCAGCCGCAGCACCACCATCATAAAGTACAGAGCCCTTATAAAGCTGACGGGTACCATTTATAAAATATAGTGTATCCGCATCAAAAGCAGCAATCTGTTCTGCGGTTGCAGTGGTGGGAATATAAACGAATTTAACTAAATTGTTAGCCATATTTTTCAATCCCTTCTTCTTTTGCTAAATGCTTTCTCAAGTATTAGCGTTTGCAATTAGATTATATTTATCGGTCTTTCAACCATAAATACCATCATCAGTATAGTAAAGAGTATTTCCTTTACCTTCTTCGGGAAAATCTTCTTTTGTTTTCCCCTCAATAACGGGGTCTAAATTAGAACTTGTGATTTGAACCCATTTGCCGCACCATCTTCAAATTACTTCTGTCTCTTGGACAAAGTAAAAGCCTTGGATTGGAAAAGGTGTAGCAATGCGTTCTTCTTCTGTTTCAAAGGTTTTAATTGTTTGATAATAAAATCTTTGACCAGATAAGTCTAAACCAATAGTTCCCATATCTGGAGCAAAAATAATTTGACCATCTTCTACAGGTAATTGATTTATTTTTGCAGAAGTGGTATATACAAATTTTGCAATAGCCATTTACCACTCCTTAAAATTCTACAATTGTTAGGGCGTCTGTTAAATCTTGCCCAGTAGTACCTAGAATTTCTTCTTTAGCTTGTCCAATAGCAGCATCAAGTTGTTCTTGAGTAATTCCACAACATTCATGCTCTCGAACAGCTTCAGCAATCTCTTTCGCGCTATCCGCGACTTCTTTGATTGCACCAGTTATCTGTTCATTTTTATCTAATCTATCAGACAATTCTTGAACTTCATTCTCAATCTGTGCAACACTTTCTTTAGCTTCCTGTGCGCGGTCACGTGCTTCGGTTGCTACAGTTGTTAGATCAATAATAGTATCTAACGCAGACTGTGAAGTTTGAAGAGCTTGCTCTGCAATTTCTTTAGCTTGTTCAGACGCGGTTTGTGAATCTTGTACTATACGCCGCACATCCATAAATTCAAGTTGCATATCTTCAAATTCAATTTTTTGATTTTCCATTTGAGCTTTCATCTCTTCAGAAAGTGTTGTCATATCAATAACAGCTTTTTGAAATTCTGAAAAATCATCGGTTGCAGTATATCTTGAACCATCATTTGGATCAATTAATACATGAATTGTAAAATTAGTAGAAGTAGCAATGCTTACACTATCAACAATTTGAATACAAGCTAAAACGTTTCCTTCATATAACATCTTCTTAGGATATGTAATTTCTCAAGTCGGTGGAAAATCTTCATCATCCTCATCTTCTATTTTTGTAAAAACATTATAGCCTTTTACATCAACTTCTTGATGATGCCAAGATAAATATACTTTTGTTTCAGGAGTCATTTGTGCGGCAGCTTCTTGTGTAAATATAACTCTTAATGTACGACCATTTGCGTCTCCTGCGCCAACAACCACTGGATCAACTATATTTTGACTAAGTGATTTCATATTGATGATAGTTGCTTTTAATTCATTAGCCATCTGTTACACCTCCTTAAAAAAATTATGTATGTAAAGTACTTTCGTCATAAAAATTAACTCTTGGAAGTTCTCTAACATCTTCCATTAAATTGTCTACGAAAGTATCTCCACCAGAACTTTTATAATACAAGTATCTACGCTCTAATGATTGTAAGTTTAAATCGTCAATTTTCTTTATTTGATAACAGAATTTATGATGTGCATCTATTAGATATGACCTTGTATTTTCTTGCATTCTTTCCTGTAAGAGGGTAACGGTATCTTCTAACTGCTCTTGTTTTTCATGAGTTTTTTCATTTTGTTCAGATAGCAAATCTATTTTAGAATCTAAATTTGTTAAAGACTCTGCAAGATTTTCTTTCCATTGTATACTATCAACCTTTTTACCTGTAGCAATATTGTATTTTTCAACAAAAAAACCAATTGCTTTTCATATGCCTTGTACAGCTAATAGAATTAAAACAATAAGAACAATTAGCTCTTCTAGAGAGTGTTGCGAGAATAAAATTTGTAAATCTTGCATATCTTATTCCCCTTTCTCTCTACATATAAATAAAAAAGAAAAAGGGCAGATTATAAAAATCTGCCCTAATTTAAAGATTTTAAACACTGCTTTCCTTCTCATAAAAAGTAGTATCTCAATTAAAATCTGTATCATAGATATCTATATAATAAGCATTATCCGCATTTGCTATTCATCTTTCGTATTTTTGTTTTTCCTGTATAGCGCTATCTACTTCTACCTGAGACTGAGCTGCATTTATTATTGTATCGCATTTCCGCACTTCTTTCCTTCAACTTTCTATTGTTGGAGCTCCATCAAACAATGCATCACCATTGATATGATAGAGATTTAAAGTATATTCATCGTTTTCAGTATCCGTTTTTTGTAAAGTAAAAATCGGTTCTGAAAGTCGATTCAGGGGAATTGAACGCTTTTGTATATGAGCTATTCCACTTATAGGATATTTTCCTTCTTCGTTTACAGGCTTTGCTCCATGAGGATTACTCATATGATTAAAAGTAATAGCTTGATCTTTAATATTTTCTCCTCATACGGGAGGTTGATCATCTATTCCTATACCTTCTGCATTTCCTGAATTGAATAATTTACTATGAACAATTGCGCCTTTTCGGATTGTGTTAGCTGTAATTGGTCTAATCTTATTCTCAGGATCATCACTTGATTCTTGAAGGATACTTCCTATATCTAGATAACCTCTTGGGATTTTAATATTTTCATTTAGTTTTTCTAACGTAACTGCTTTATCTGCAATCTTGTCCTTACTAACTGCCCCATCGTCAATTTTATCTTCAGTAACTGCTCCATCATCAATCTTATTTGTAGTAACTGCACCATCTTTTAAATTTTTTGTGCTAACCGCATTCTCTGTATCTAATAATCCATTTAAATGAATAGTTCCATCTCTTTGAATTTTTATAGGAGTTGCTCATTTTCATTTTCAATTATCCTCTATTCTAGTGTCTTCAGGAGTCGGATTTCTAAATTTTTCTTGTAAAACAAAATCAGTACTGTTATTTACCATACTTAATAGCACCTCCTTTTTTATTCATAGGATATATCAATTATAATATATGGATTACTGACTTTTACAACAGAAACTCCAAGAGAAGTGACATATAAATCAGAAAATTCTAAACTTTCTTTATCTGAAATTGTATATGCGTTTGAAGTACTATTATTGCTATTATTAGTTGTAATATTAACTACAACTTCAGAACTTCAATTTTTATTGTGTTCTATCAAATGTTCCAAAGGAAAGATATGCGGGCATTCAACTCCTATTTGTAGAAAACTTACTTTATTTTTTAATTCTATAAGTTTACTATCATTTCAAGGATAAGATAACTGTATTGTTTTCATTTTTATCTTCTCCTTTTAACTAAAAATATCTTCCAAATAAGAGTCCTCTACTTGAAAAGTTCGCTCTATTAAGACTAAAGTATGATCGGAATCAGCTTTATCTTCTTTATCTTGAGGAAAAATGTTATTCTCTGCTGTATTTAGTAAAATCGGTCAATTACTTGTAGTATTTGCTTCGGTATCACCAAAGACACCAGCGGTTTGTCATTTTCTACTATTATAATCATAATAAAAATAGTTATTTTTAAATTTTACCAAATTACCCATTTGATCATCATTTGGAAGTAATGTTAAATTAATATCTCCATTATTATCTCTTGCTGCATTCTCATATAAATAAATATGACCATCTTTATAAGGATTAGTCTCTCTTTGATCTATAGTTCAACCACCGTCGATAGATTTTTCATTGGTTACAGGTCAAACGCCATTCATAAGACTTCTTACAGCTTGTGCATTGTTAGAAAAAGTAAAATCTTCCCATTTAGATATTGTATTATCATTAGGATATTTTGTCTTATAGTATTTGGTAAATCTTTCAGTATCAAATTCAGAACTAATTCATACGCCTTCTCTTGGTTTTTGTACAGGACCTAGTTCTAGTCACCATAGATTTTCTCAAGAATCTGTAAGTTTGTTCGGACTAAAAACTGACATGTCACTGCATTTTCATTTTCTACCACTATCATCACGCGCCACTCTGATGTTACGAGAAACACCATCGGCATATAAATTTTCAGTAGTAAAAGTAGATGGAGTATATCTGTATTCCGAGGAAGAATATAGTACATACAAATATCCGTTATAAATAACTACTTTATCAACATTATTTAGATAAACACCGTCACCAAATTTTGTTCAAAATTTATCTGTAGTGTTATGATCTCAATCATTAAAAGGTTGATCATTTTCATTCATACGGTGCATGACAGGTGCTGTCGCATATACTAATTCTTTAGTATCATTATCTACCTTTAAAGAATCAATGAAAGAAAAATTAAAATCTTTTTCTTGAGCTGGATTTTGCTTATTTTTCAATGTCATTGCCGTACTTAGACCAACACTTTCTTGTCCAGTAGGAGTGATATTGTTTTGTACTCTGCGATACTTAATATTAAAAGTAGGATTAGTTTCTCTGTTTACATCTATCCATGTATCATAAAAATATGGCGGAAAGAAATTATAAGAATCTCCTGTATTATATTTTATCTGGTATCCTTCTATAGAAATAGGATTATTACCTTCTGTAGTAGTAGTATATTTTTGAATACCAGAAATTCATTTAATTTTTTGTTCGAGTGATTGTGAAGTAGCATCATTATAAGAAATTTTTACAGTACCATTTGTTTCCAATTCAATATTGTTAATATCTTTAATTTTTGTTAAGAAACAATTAAATTCTTTAATTTCATCCGTATTCTTTGCAATAGTATAAACTGTATATACTAAAATATCAGTATCGCCTTGAATTTCTTCTCCTAAATAATCTTCAGAAGAAATATCTACATCTTTATTACCAATTTTAATTTTACCAATAGAATTTTCCCAAGTTATTTTAGGAGCTACAAAATCAAAATTAGATGCACTTATTGACGTATTAAAAATACTATTATAATTATATAATATTTTATCAGAGTCTTTACTAAAATTTCTAAAAGTATTAGCTTTGGCTCGTCTTAAATAACCAATTTGATTACCTGGTTTACCTTTTTTTAAATGTATCTTTCAATTTTGATAAAAAGGTGTTGATTCTCAACTACTATTATCATTATCAGGTTTTATGCCAAGATATTCGTTTTTATTTATAAAATCTGCAACATTTCCAGTATCATTCCAAGGTACATCATCAAATTCAAAATCAAAAATAGTATAAGGAATTTCAAAACCTAAATAAACATAAGTATCTTGTTCTTCTCCATCAATATTATTTCTAACATTAACTCAAGAATATTTTATTCCTTTTTCGTGTTTTCATACATTATTTTCTTTTTTAGCTCCTGGGACTAAAGCTCGATTTTCAATTGTCGCCTCATGAGTATATAATTTTGTATTATTATCAAATTCATATGTCGTAGCAGTTGTATTTTTAGCAGTAGGATAGTTAAATTGAACTCCACCTTTATCTGCGTCAGAGATTGGAATATTAGAAACTATATTTTTTAAACCTGTTGGAGAATCAATTCCATCTGCAATATTAATAAAAGGAAAACCTTCTGAAGGACCTACAATGGTTCCAAGATATTCAGCGTGAGAAACACCATCTTTATCGGTATCAGTTCCTTTTAATGTTCGTCTAAAAAGTTTGCCATTATTTGGATTTCGTTTGTTTTGTGTATTAATAATCGCAAGCTCTCCAAATCATACATCAGTATAATTAGGTTGAGAAAAACATCATTCCATTGTTTGTGAGTTGATAATATCTATGTCCTCTGTTTTTTTACCTTTAATAGCTCTTCCGTATGCTTCATCATAATATGAACCATCTTTTCTTTGAGCATTAGTTACATATTGAAATCTTGCTTTGATAATTGGGGAAACACCTTGCTTTCCACCATAAAAACTTTCTAAAGGCATTTTATAACCCCCTTTTAAGCACCAAGTTTATACTGATAGTCTAAAGTAAATCTATCTTTATCGCTTACTGCGGCAATTCCAAGACTGGTAATATCAAAATCTGTTAATTCATAATATCCACTTTGTCCAACTCGAATTTCTTCTCCATTAATTGCCATAATTAAATCTGGATGGCCTCAAACTCCAATAGTTGAAAAAGGTGATTTTCCTTTAAACTTTTCAGTAGTTAAAATATCAGTTATTTTATATATTTCAAAATCTATGTTAGCCTTTAAACCTTTAAATTCTTCAGTTCCTTCTTTATTTGTAATATCGTTATCTCAATCTTGTCTTACCATATCAAAGACAATACTATTAAAATTATTTAAATTGCTGTTTAAAAGACTATTCTTTATAATAAAATCAAAAGAAGCTTTTTGAGCTGAGCTTTGATTTTGTTTTCAGCTTTCTGATATAAATTGTAAATTATAATTCAATATTCTTATTCAACCATAAGGATAAGAAGGTCCACTATAAGGTCTATAATAAAAATAATAATCTTCATCACTACCATTTATTTCTCTACCTCTATAAACTCTATTTTTATTTAAATCAGAGGTTGAAAATAATTTTTTTGTTGATTTATTAACTTCTTTAAGTTGTTTATCATAATAATTTTCAACAATTTTAACATCAGTATTATTAAAATTATCATCAAATAAAATTGCACAAAGAGTGTTTACACTACCAGTAGCATCTTTTCCAACAGTAAATCTTTTAATATTTTGATAATCATCTGAATCTGTCAATCCATAGGTACTATCTGTATTACATAATTTTAAATCAAAAATCATATTATATGTTGAATTTCTGGCAATATCACAATGTAAAAGATATATGTCACCTTGTTCTATTGGCTTCAAATTTGACGTTTTGATACGAAAATCTTTATATCCACCAACTACTCCATTTTTATAAAAATGTTCTCCAGTTCAAGATTCAGTTTCATCTGTAGCAAAACCGCCAGCTGAGGTATATCTTATTTGTCCCATTCCATAAGCAGTAGCCATACTATAACACCTCCTTTTATAATCTTTCAGCAGTCTCATTTAAAGTAACTGACATATTTGCACCAGGTCCAAAAGAAAAACTAATATTTTGAACCATAAAATCGCCATACGTTCCTGTACTTTTACTACTCAACTCAACTCTACTATTCACGTCTAAATAGAAAATTGGAATTGATGTTAACGCTACTGATTTTTGATATCTAGTATGGCAAAATAATTCATATCTTAAAGCTTCATACGCGCTATTGCTGTATCCACCAATTGATAAGTTTCCGTATATGTCTTGGTTTACTTGCGCTCAAGGCTGATTATTATTTTCGCATTCTTTTCTTTGTAAAAAAAGCATTTTTGTTTCACGGGTATATTCTTCTCCATTTAAATTAAACACTTCACTAAAGTGAGAATTTAACTGTTCTTCTGTTATATTCCCCGCAGTATTCTCGGTTCAATTTTGTGAAGGATCTGTCGTATTTAAAAATATAATATCTGGAATTTCTGGGACAAAAAGACAATTTATTTTATCATTACTTATAACATCTTCTCTGCGGCCAATAGCATTAACACTATACATACCTAATTGAGAAGAGTTGGCATCAATAAAATCTAAAAAGAAAGTACCATTTGTTAAATCATGTGTAATTGTTGAATAAATTAAAGCTCCACTTGAATTATATATTCCTTTTTCACCAAAGAAACACTGTCGATCCGGATGTAAATCATACTCACTAGGTCAAAAGGCTTCTAAATCTTCAAAATACTTTCCTCTATCTAATCCTTTAGATTCAGCAACTAATCCAGAGATATATAAAGCTGTTCGTCAATCCTTTGGATAATAAGTCTGAACAATAATAGGAATATGATTCTGTTCTTCATCTAAACAATATAACTCAACGTATTTATCAGATTGTCACATATAGCCCTTTTTTACAGAAATATTATTTTCATTAACTTTATTTGTATAATAAACTTTATTTGCAATTCCTACTGAAGGCAATGTCTGAACAAGCTCCGCAACAGCTAATTTATGTTCACCAGTTTTTTCATCATAATAATAAGCTATGTTATCATAGCTATCCATATAATATTCTATAGTTTTTCCTCCAATAGTAGAAACCTTTTTCTCTGGTTTATCATCTATTGCTAAACGATAACGAATTGTCTTTTTTACATCAGAGGTTGTTCCTTGTTTTATTCCTTCTATTATATAATCATTTTTTATGTTTCCATATTGCGGCGTTACCGTAATAGAAGTAATATTAGCATCATCGTTAAAACTATAAATTGATTTACTATTCGTAGTCTCTATTAAATATTGATTTTCAGATTGTTCATCTAATAGGAAATTGCCCCCTAAAAACTTAATTACACGACCAGGGTTTTTCATATCCTCTTCAACTATTTGTGCCTGTGTAATATTCAGATAATTTTTAATTTCTCTAAAATGAAAAACTCCAAATACATCATAAAAATATTCATAATTACCTAAACTATTTTTTATTTCATCAAGAATCGTTGTAATAGGTGTTCCTGCGTTTCCAGTTAATTCTCCAGAATAAACAAAATCTCTATATACATAACCAACATCTACACCTGGCTCATATCCTATTCAATCTTTATCTGCGGAATGATTCTCTAAAGAGAAAATTCAAGAAAATTTTTCTTCTGCCGCAGAACTAT